TTCACCTCTGCATCCGCAGCGAGCGCGGCGTCGTAATAGGGTTTTAGGTTTGGCATATTATTCTCCTTACTTGAAAATTTGAACGTAGTCACGCAGGCGCTGCGCCTCGTGCTCAAAATCCGCATTCATTGTTTCGCTGGACTCCAACGCCTGCGGATCATTGACAGATTGATTTGCCTGCGCTGTGGCAGGCGACCCCTTTGCCTGGAATAAACGATCGATGGTTTCTTGCAATGTTCCCATGCGGTCAGCCATCCCCAGCTCGATCGCTTGCTGGGCGCCGACCACCCGACCCTCGCCAAATCCATTCTTCACCATGGCGGGCTTGACGCCGCGGTTGCGTGCCACCCCGTTGACAAAGGATTCGTAATAGTCGCCGACTCTCGCATCGATGGCAGCTCGCGCTTCCTCGCCCAGCGGTTCATAAGGGTTTCCTTCCGCCTTGAATTTCCCTTTGCTGATCAGTGATACTTTTACGCCAGCCTTATCGAGCGCGGCGCTCATATCCTGGTGCACCGCGAAGACGCCGATGGATCCCACTTCACTAGATGGACTCACCACAATCTCGTCTGCAGCGGTCCCGATCCAATAGGCAGCGGATGCCATCAGATGATTGACCACTGCCACAACCGGTTTCTGACCGCGCGCGTCGAAGATCTGTTTTGATAGCTCCTCGACTCCGCCCACCTGCCCGCCGGGGCTATTCACATCCAGTACGATCGCGTCGATCTTCGGGTCCTTGACCAGCTCCGCGAACTGCGCGCCAAAACGTTCCGCGCTGGTCGCCCCGGACATATCCGTCATCAGGTTCGCCCTGGGAAAGATCGTTCCAAAAAGTGGCAGTACTGCTATGCTATTCACCCTACGCTCTGCCGGTCGCACCGCGCCATGAATGCGCGTCTGTATTTCCTCTGAACTCAACTTCTCGCCCGATACATGCCGCACCACGATCTCCTCCAGCACGATCAACGTGCTGGATAGGATCGCCCAAGGTGTTTCCGTGAATGCCTGCAAAACATAAGATTGTTTCATCGCCTGTCCTCTATCAAACATCAGCGCTGCGTCCAATCGCGGATCTACGTCACTGCTCACTGATAACTGATCACCGTCACTCATCTCACTCTCCCTTCACTGGCTTTGGCTCGCCACCGACTGGACCATAATTTTTTGTCATGTAGAATTTGCCGCCTTCCTCGTATCCATCGCGGTCCTCGATCTCGCGCGATTCATTCGGCTGCATTGTCCCAGAGCGGATCTGGATCTCGTGCAGTTCCGCGCGGCTCTTGGCATTCGTGCGCAGGACCGACTCTCGAATAAATTTGAAATAATTACTTGATTGTTCGGCTTCGCTCAGCCATTGCAAGCGCGCCGCCTGCTCCCACTGCACCAGGTGCGGGTCAAGACAGGATTTCAGATAATCCAGGTCCTGCTGTTCATTGCTCTGGTAGGACTGCTTTCCCGAATTAAGTTTGTAGGCAGGGAATTTGAAAAAGTTGGCGATCTCCATATCCGTGCTCTGCATGCTTTCCAGAAACTGCGCATCGCGGAATTGCATCGTGATCGGTTCAAACTTCACGACCTTTTTATCGAACACCGCCAGGTTCCCGGCATTATCACCGCCAGAGATCGCATCGCTGTATGCTTCGCGATAATTGTCCCGTCCTTTTTTATCCAGTAGTGCATCCACCTGGATATACGCCGCCGGGTTCAGCCCTTGTCCCTGCAGACTGCTTTGCGTGCCAGACATGCCCATCCGCAAGCCAACGGTCTCGCGCGCATATTCAAGCACGCTCCTACCCCAAATACCATTCGTCGAATTGATCATCACGTGCATCACTTCAACTTCTGGAATAAATCGTTTCTCTCCGTTCGGGAAACGCACCTCGTACCAGAGATTTCCGTTTGGGTCGAATTTGGGTGTAGTCACGTTGGCGGGCAGGATGAATAACTCGCGCGACGCTGGCGGAGGCGGCTGCCAGATCAGCGCATTGCCCCAGGAGAGCAGCCACATGATCGAAGTTTTCTTCAGAATAAATGGACTCATCCAGCGGTTTGGTTTGACCTCGATCAGGTAGGAGATGTTACGCGTGTTTGGGTCTGGATCGATTTGCTGTGTCAACCGTAGACCATTATTGAGTTTCACGCGCTGAAATTGTTGCAGCGGCATATTGGCGATGTCATCGGTGATCGTGTTCAAACAGCGGAAGTACGTCGCCACGCGCTTCGCCAACTCCGGGCTGATCACCTGCTGCGCCCGCGTCTGGCTGCGTCCCAGATATAGACTCCCGCCCTGGTCCGGAACCGATTCCGTTTTCACAGGCGGCGCCGCTTTTGGAGAAGTCAATGCACCGGTGACGATCATGGCGCTACCTCATACCTTTCAAATAGATCCACCAACGGACCACTCACCACGCGAATGCGCTCCGGATGCGGCACTGAGTTACGGCAATCCTCCACCCAGGGACGAGTATAGAAATCAAGCGGATGATGGAATGATGGCGAATCATGGGTGGATGGCACGCAGTGTTTTTTCTCGCCCTGGTAACAATCCATCCCGCACAGGATCACCGGATCGCATCCCATCCACAGTGCAAACCACGTGGCTGTATTCGAGGAGAAGAATCCGGTCCAAATAGGTACATCGAAGACGATATCCGTGGTCGGTTCCGGGCTGACGTGCACCGCGCGATGCTCCTGTACTGCAATTGCCAGCAGAGGGTCAGACTCCGGACAATCGTTATAGACCATGAAGTCGGGTCGGCAATAATAGAACGCATGATAATTAACGGCGATCAGAATGGCTTGATGCGGTATGCGCTTAAAATCATCCGGCAGGCTTGGTCCCCCACCCAGCACCGCCGCAGGCGTTCCTGCAAACCGATCACGCAGCTCTGATAATTTCACTTATTTGCCTGAGCCTTTCCGATCAAGTAACTGAAAATCAAACAAAAAACACCAGCAGAGAAAAGCGCGGCAGCCGGATGAATGCAATAGGCACCGCCGGTGATCAGCAGCGCACCCAACCAGAAAAAGATATCGTCGAAATATTTTTTCACTTTCGAAGAAACTCCACCAGTTGCATGATGCCAATCACCAGCGCGCAAATACCTATCAGGATTTCCTGATAGGGAAAGTGAACACCCAGATAGAGCAGCCCGATCAATATCCAAAAAATGATCTGAAAGATCTGCATCACAAACTCCTTATGAGTAGCGTCAGTCCTGCAATCAGCCCGCACAAAGTGCAAACAGAGAGAATAATAGACCAGAAGATTAAATCAGCGGCGTTCATAATCGAATGTTCATTCTATCCTGCCAGTTTGATACAGTCTCGTTACCTGCTCCTGTGTCAACGCGCCGGGATAAATTCGAAAATCCCACACGTAACCATCTATCGGCTGGTCGCCTTCACCATTGCCGATAAAGAGCCAATTGGCATCAGTAGACGGATTTTCAAAAGCGATTGTGGCGGTCAATACCTGATTTAGATAAACATAGGTTGTCAAAATGTCATCTACAATTACGATATGGTACGGAACGTTTGCCGCAAGTCCTCCTGTGCCAACTCGATAACCACCACCCAACAACAAGCGAACGGTGGTACTGACAAAGTGCGCCAACTGTACAGGATTACTATCACCTACTGTGCTGCCGATGCTAAAAATAACATCGTTATCGGTGAAACTATCAAGCTGCATATTGAAGCTAAATGACCGCTTTGCGTGATGGTATATTTCCGTTTCCGATTCAGGGATTGCCGGTCGCGCTGCCAGTTCTGTAAACGTTGACGACACTAGATTTTGCTTGATCGCCGTCAAGTCACCTGAGTAGATGACGTGCAGATTGTCGCCAAACTCTGCTCCAAATGTATCCCGATAGACATCTGTCACAGGCACCGATGGAGTATCCAAATAACGGTCATCATAGGTTTGGTCATTGACCACCACATAGCCGAGAAACTCTCGCACGCCATAGGCGAAGTATTGGTCACTACAACGATACAGGGCTAATCCATGTTCATGCAAAATACTTGCACTCGTACCCAAGTCTCTGGGAATGAGCATGTAGTAATAACTGCCATGCTTCCAGACTGTTCCGCAGAAGCCATTATCGAAAACGGGGTTGCTGGCGTAGGGCGTGAAGGTGCTGAAATCGGTTGTAGTGTAAAGGTTCGTATGTCCGTGGTCCGGCAATCCGTTGACATAGATATGATAGGTCGAGTCAATTAGCATCACACAAGTCGGGTCATAGTTCCCGCCCATGCTTATTAACCCATCATTTACGCCACCGTTGTCTTTGCGTGTCCATGTCGTGCCGTTGGCGCTGGTTGCCATTCCCATTTGCAAGCCACCTCCACTACCCTCCGCACCACGATATAACATCACCCACGAATTATCAGGTTTACGGAATGGACAAACCACCTGAATCAATTCATCCCACGCACCCACACCACCACCCGTAAAGACTTCCAGCGGGTCAGTCCATGTGATAAGGTCAGTCGACGACCAGCGGGTACAGCCTCCGTTATAGGCTCCGAAAAAATACCATCCGCCTGATTGGTTCCTGATCACCTGCCCGAATTGAATTGATGCTGCATCACTCAATACCGGATTGCTGGCGTATTTCGTCCAGAGATGTGCTATCTCATCCGCCCGCATCAGGTCAGGCACAAGATTGATCTTGACATATTGCCCCGCCCCGTCCAAATGGAATGAACCATGACCACCCAACGCGGCTTGTACATCGGCGGTATTGCCCCCAACAAGTTCGCCAATGATGGTTCCTGAAACGATGGCATCTGCTGCGTTATCTTCCATTTTCCACTGTTGCGCGACGGTCTCGGTCTTGATTGAGCCGTCGCTCACATAAAAGACGTAAACGTATTCCCGGCATACGTTGAGAATTGAGCATAGAGAGTGTTGTTGTTGATCGCTGCGTCGTTGATAGTTTGATCGGCTCCCACCTGTGCACCGTTGTACCAAAGTTGATAGGTGGTTGCTGCTGTGTGGCGGATTTCAATTAGTTTGTCATCTACATAGGTGATCGCCGCCGCGTTTATTTTGGCGGCATAGACACCATTACTGATCTGATATAACCATGCACGACTGCTATATTTATCCACCACTGCAAGCACGTAATTTAGCGGGGCGGAGATAGAATCCAGGTTTGCTACCACGCCGATTTTGTGTAAATCAATGGAAGTAACCTTTGCGCTAACCGTATCCAGTGCTCCGCCTGTTCGCGGGGTTGCGAAACACGTCGCCATTGTCAGAGGTTTAACATAGACATCATCAGTATAAAATTCAGAGATTGCGACCAAATCAGAGACGAACTGGATACGCGGATTGGTTGCGTTTAGTGTGACATCAGAACCAAACAACTCTACCCAAGAAGCGGCACTGAATAGTTTATAAATATTTGCAAACGCGAAAGCACCTTTAATTCGTAAATCGCCGCTCACCACATACCCCCAGGCGTTTATGTGATGCCATGTATTCGCCAGAGCCGTTTCTATTTGCTGTGCTCCCTCCGCTACTGCATCAGTAATAATGTGCAATGATTGAGCGCCGCCATGTTTCTGTGTCCCTGATTTTTCGCGTGTTGTTGGCGAATTAACGGCGGGAAATGTTGTAACTACCCCTGATTCCATGTCGCCGTCTGTAACAATCGTAGCCCCAATCGTCGGGGAAATAGCCGCCGCAAATACCACCATCACGAATTGAGTCGCAGCCGTGTTGCCGTTGCCTGCCGCATCGTGGAAAGCTCCGCCCGCCACATCCATTGTGGCACTGCCTGAATAATCGGGCGCAAGGTCGCAGGTATAAGAAACTCCAGAGCCTGCAAAGTTCGATTTCGTTCCCTTTCCTGCCGTGATGCTGTTTATCGTAAAATCCATAGATGCTTCGCTCAACGTGAACGTAAAATTCAACGGACTGGCAGAACTAGGACTCGATTGAGTACAGGTAATCGTCACCGTCGGAGCGACAACATCACTCACTCCCTCCTCTTCCAACTTCCACCAACGCCTAACTCGTATATCAGGCATAGCCACCTCCGCACAGATACTTTATTCTATCCATCGAGGCTTAGCCTGCTCTGATCCAACAAAACTTCTGACCATTCACCGAAACATCGAACCAATAGTCCTTTAGGTTTGTCACAAGAAATGGCAATCCATTCCCAGGAGAAAGCTCGTATCCATTAGTAGAGTCCACATCATTGGCGCCATTGTTCCCAACGAAGCCCACTCCTGTGCTGGAAGACAAAAAACGCACGTAGCACGCTCCCGGAATATCCGGACCCGGCACTGCAGTTCCGGCCGTTGTTACCGTGATCTGTCCAGATAATGTTTCAGTCATCTCGTCTCCTTCGAGTTCTTACTACTTCTTTTCTTTAATCGTGTCCGCCAGGTAGCGTATGGCAGCCGCTACATCATTGTCTGCACTGCGAAGCGGTACTACCCTGACGAATGCCCTGATTTCTTTCACTTGCGACTGGAAGCGACCTTCGTCATCGAAGATCACACTGCCTCTTTCACCGACACGTCCCCATTCCGGAGCAGAAGGATTCTCTGGAACTACATACGCATATGGCACACCGTCGAATGAGATGATGTCATAAGCGTAAACAGTTTTCCCGACCCTCACAGCTCTACGACGGTTAGCCCCCTGAGTTTTTGATTCTGGCGCATCATTGATGTACCATCCCACCGCTTCAGTGACGATCAAAAGAAATTTAATTGAATCCATATCAACTCTCCGTTTCACGACTAACCATGCACAAGATTACCTTCGAACCGCACACGCACCGCACCCAGCACCGCACCCACATGTTTTGCTTTTAAAGATTCAAGCAGAAAATCGCTAAGGATTTGCGCATCCTGGAGCGTCATCTCCAGGTCCATCGTCGTAACTCGTGGTCGCTCCATGTAATCCAGGGAAATCTCATTAGTCTCGATTTTTGAAACATATAATGTCACAGGCCTGAGTGCATCGCTTTTCTGCTTTGCCATTTTGAATAAAGCTCCAAATAAAAAAACCCGACGACTCATTGAGAGAGTCGTCGGGCGGCATCCTCCGACATAATGCGTCCCGATCTAAAACCAGGACTGCCTTTGTTGTTCGATTAATGGGATTATAAGCGTAAGGGGTGGGGAGTCAATGGTTCTTAAACCGACAACGTCCGGCGTGAGGGGGGCACGCAAGACGCTGTCGATGCGAATTATAGGTCAATCAATTGCACTGTCAAGAGATGGATTTCTTGTGCAACCACCTGGTGGAGCTGCAAAACAAGATTATTTCAGAAGAGACTTCTTTGATCTCACTAAATCGAGACGCTTTTGAACGATCTCCCATTCTCCTGGGTTTGTTAATTCAACCGTTCTGACGGCAATAGCCATATCTCTATATTTGGAAATAATAATATAGCCTACCCCGCTGCCTTTGTTTTGCACAATATCGCCTTCGCGCAGATTTTCAAACTCTTCATTGGTCATCAAATCTCTCCTTGAAATTCTTGTTCACCAGGCTCGATCCGCCATAAACAAGAAACCAATCGCTAACAGCTAATAGTTAAAAGCTATAACCCGAACTCATCCGAATTCACATACTCCTGATAACTGGTCATCTCGCGCAATGGCTGGACTCTGAACAACCCATCGATCCCTGCAGCCAGCAGGTCCACCCGCTTGGTGTCGCCGGCATTTTTCTTCGAGATCATGATGTTCTCTTTCGTATCGACGATCTCCTGCGCGTTGCCCACGCACCAGGTCAACAGCGGCGAGCCGTCATGTACGAGCTTTCCACTGGCTACCGCATTTCGAAATAATTTAGTGGGCTCGTTTAGGTTTGGCATCGTCTGCCGTACCTCGATGGTGGTGTAGCCCAGGTCATCTAATTCGTTTTTTAGATGCGTCGCATTGTATGGGTCATAGCAAAACTCATGCACCTGCCAGCCATTCAACGCCGCATAATGATGTTTCAAGAGTCGAGCCATCGCTTGTTTCTTTTCCTGCTCATCATCTGATGCCAACTCATCAGCAAGTAATCTTCCATTGATCGCTTCGATCTGCTCGATCAGTGTTTTGTAATCGGTCACATTTCCCTGCGTGATCGTCAGCCATCCGGCTTTTGCCCAATCTCGATATGGGATCTTATCCGTCTTGCGGTGTCGCTCGACCGCACCCTCCGGCATAAACCCATGCGCCGTGATCCCGATCTGGTCATTCGGCAATGCAAAGACAAACGCCAGCGCCGTGAGATCGACTGTCTTCGAAAGGTCCGCCCCTACGATACACAGCAACCCACGCGTCATCTCTAGGAATATTTCACGCGACACCCCGCATCGTTCCCACTGCGATTGCTGGCTACCCTCCCCCACCATGTAATCACCCAGATAACTGTGCTCGTTGCCGTGCTGCCAGATGTTTAAATTTTTAATCCGAAATGAACGGATCTTCTCGGGGATCTTCGAACCAAAAGCGGTATCGTGTTGTTGCTTTAGTTTTTCCAATCCCTTCGGAGTCGATGCCCGCAGTGGGTTGGATTTAATCCAGTTACGAGGATCGTGCTCGTCATCCTTTTCATCCATCTCACGGATCATCACGAAATAACGTTCGTTTTTGGTTGCGTCCCCTTTGTCGCTGACTGATCCTTCGATGATTAGTTTGCAGTATTCGTATTCCTGGTGACACGGACTCTCGACATCATCCCCCGCGGTTGTGATGGTGTAGATCAACGGCTGCGATCTCTGCCCCTGTGCCGTGCTCATGAGGTCAAACAGCTTCGATGTCGGGTGCGCGTGGTACTCGTCGATGAATGCACACGATGGGTTGAACGAGTCTTTGTTCTTGATCTCTCCGGAGAATGCCTGCATTTGTCCGCCACGCATGCGGTGCCTCATTTCATATTTTCCAATGTACAGGCGTTTGCGCAGATCGCGGCTTTTGTTTGCCATCGATGCCGAATAGTTATATAGGACTCTCGCCTGGGCGCGATCCACAGCGGTGCAGTACACCGCAGGCGCTGCTTCCATATCGCCCACCATCATGTAATTGCCAACACCGGCACCGCGCGTGGTCTTTGAGTTCTTGCGCGCCTCGGTCACGAATGCAAAGTTAAATCGGCGTAAACCTGTTTCGCGTCCATTGGCGCGCTTTAGTCTTTCATGCTTCGATACCCACCCAAAGAGACAACCGATCTCGAACACGTGCGCAGGGATCAACTCAATCGGCTGCCCTGCGAATTGTCCCTCCACGTGCACCAACTGTTCGAACCATTCGATAGCAACAAACGTCGCCTGCTCTTCATCGAATATCCACTGCCACTCCGTATCCCGCGGCGGCACCGGTCGCCCTGTTGCCTTCTCGATCCGCTTCGCCGCCAATGCCGGCAGTTGCCCGGCCCGCGATAGATCATACAAATGGCGCAGACATGCGAGTCGTTCCCATCGTCCGGTAACGATCGTCTGCTCCACTGAATTGATCGCGTAAAGTGTGACCGGATGCATTAGTCAAACTTCTCCCCGAATTTATCCTTGAGTGGTTCATCTGCATGCTTCTTAATCAAACGCGTGCGCGCATATGGAGCGAAACCCAACCGCTCCGAATATTCCAGGATGCGCCGCATGTACGTCTGCAGAATTCGATGATCATCAGTAGTGAGTCGACTCTTATTAGCCACCTTCTTATATTTCGCCACCGCTTCGCAGAACAACGCCAGGATCTCACTATCCAGCGCATCGAGCATATCCTTGCCACCACTCAACCCCGCAATCTCCGAGATCTTCTTATTCCAAATTGGAAGCGCATCCTTTGTCAGCCAGATCGGAGGGGTAATACTCGCGTTGTCCTGGCGCTCGAAGGCTTTAGCACTCTCCTCGCGCGCTGATATGTCCTTTTTAGTCCAGTGTTTTCCACCACCTTTTTTACCCACCTGCATGGTCTTCGGCGATACAACTTTCTTCGGCATCGTAGGTCACAATCTCATATCAACCCCAAAAAACCCGCAGCGCTGATTGGGGACTCTTTCACACGTCCGAGCCATCATCCGTTCTACTGTGAAAGACTTAAACTTTTGTTGACGGGGGGCGTTCTTCATCATCGCCAAACTTCCTTTGCGGTTTTCCTGGAGTGATGAGGCTTGCAACGGGACGCGAGATTCTTATCGTCAAAGAACAGTGTCGGATCACCATGGTGAGGCTTGATGTGATCTACTTCAGTGGCACGGACTTCCTCTCCCGCGCTCAAGCAATCCACGCACCATGGATATACTTCGAGATGAGCAGCACGCATCGCCCTCCACTGCGGACTGTTGTACAGCTTCTTGATCGCAGGATCGCGGACGATGTGTTTGCTCGAATGTGCTGGACATCTCCCACTCTTGACTAGCACGTTACAGCCAGGATAAGTGCACTTGCGCAGGGACGAGTATGGCACGACTAACGCAGACTGCGATAACCTGGCGTGTGGACCTTATACAGGAACCAGGCCACACCATAGCCACTAAGTGCCAAGACAATCAGATGGATGATCGTTGTAAGGATCTCATCTGGTATGAAGGCGAGTAACTTGAGAAGAAACTCAAACACCGTAACAACGATCGCGGCAAGCACAGCAGCCAACTCAACCGTGAAGCCTCGCAGATCGACACCCCATTTAACGAATATAAAACCAAACAACGCAGTGAGTAATGACGTAATCAATGCCAGGATCAAGATCTTGGCATCATCTGGAAGAGCGATAAAAAAAGCGAGCATAGTATTCTCCTTGTTGATAGCGAAACACCCGACGTCACAAGGACGCCGGGTGCATCGACCGACAGACCGTCCCAGCCTTTAGCCAGGACTGCAAACGATATTCAGTTGTAATTCATTATAGCTGATAACGCTGGGATAGCTGCACCAGGGCAGCTCGTCCAATCTTCCAATCCTTTTTCTTATTCCGGCATCGTGGATATCTGCATTTGATATTACGTGCATCGCCAATGACATCGATATCTACCTCTGGATTAATCGGGAGTGCAGCGTTCGTGCTAATAGACTCTTCCCAGCGCGCCAGGGACGTCACCTTCAGCCCGTCATCCGATAGATACCGCAGCTCTCCGATGATATGACTATTCGGGTAATCGGAGAGATGATCAGCTTGCACACACTCGCCAGTGCAGAGGATAAACTTTCGGATTAGCTTTCCTGCGCTCATCTCATCCCGCCTATGGATTACCAAATGCTCGTTGCAGGAGCGGAATTAATCCGCTGCGGATCAACTCCAATCCGAGCATAAGAACAATGACACGGATGAAGTCTGTGCCAATCCCCTGCTTGAACCAGGCGCCAGATCCCCACTTGACTGGCTCAGATGATGGCAACGGCGGCACGCCCGTCTGTGGACCCATCTTGATCGCTTTCAGCTTTTGGCTCGACGACTTGACGTGTTCCTCCGCATGTCGTTTCGATTTCTTTGCTGCATTCAATTCCTGGGTTGTTTTGAGTTGTCTGTTTTCGAGAATATCATCCAGGACTTTCAATGATAAAAAATCGGGTCCAGTCGCCCTGGCAATCTGATGAATTAATTCCTCCCTCTTCTTTCGGATTTCCACCAACGCTTCTTCCAGTGCCCCTATGTTAGTTTCCGCCTGATCATTTTGAGTCTCACTACGATCGAGCTGCTCCCTCATCCAGTCTTCAATGAAGCCAGTCAACCGTTGAGACGTATCGATCTGGATGCGCTCCATGATGGCCATGCGCTTCTTTAGATCGCCGATCTCGTCGAACCGCGGATCGATGATACGCTGTTTCTGCGTCTCTGTTTCAGGAGTAGTCTTGGGTTCTTGGTAGGTCATTGTTTACAAACAGACCCACTCTTTACGTCATTAAAGGGGACAGACCCATTAATGGGAGTGGGTCTGTCCTTCTGCATTCTACATGCGAACCTTAATAAAAAGCAATGGTGTCGAGGTTACAGTTTCTGGTCTATTCGCTCTTAACGGTACTAGCCCGCCTTCTCTGCGAGCGAAAAATCGAGATAATATTCTTGACCTATCTCGAAGAGATCGTCACGAACAGCGGACAGAGAAATTTGACCACTCGGCGTGGATGCGAAAAAACTTTTGTTTTCGTCTGTGCCGCCAGTGACAGCCTGAAATTTGTAGTCATAGACTACGCCCGACTCATATTTTCCTTCAGAGTTGTATTTTCCGCCCATTTGTTTCGTGACAGACGTGCAAGAAAACTTTGCGCGAACATTCATTTGATTCTCCTTTGTACTTTGCCGAAATGGTTTAAACTGAAAATATAATCTTGGTCACGGATGTATAACTGATAACGATTGAAGCACTCATTACACCACATATAACCGCGTGCAATAGTTCCCATGCCGCACCTGTGACCACAATTCCAACACACGCCAGACACGCGAGAAAAGAAAAACCGCGCTACCTTCTGGAATAGGACACCTATTTGATACATTGACTCTCCTTATCTTACTACTTTGTCAGCCCGCTTCTGGCTCAATGCCAGTACCTTTGCAACGCGGACACTCAACAGGTTTCACTAAGCCCATTTGCACGGCAATGGCTGATTGAGCAGGTAACTCTGCCCAATATTTCCACGATACCCCATCGCCATCATCAACACGTTTCCAGCCTAGACATCGCTGGCACGCATCTTCGCCATCATAGATCGGAATAATTGACATATTTTCTCCTTCACTTTGGAATGGTCACAACTTCGATGGTGCGCGCTGGCTTATATAGACTCTTGTATTCAATACGATAGCGCTGCACCGTTTCATCCCAATACACAATGATCGGCACGCGTGAGCTTTCATAGTGACGTTCAGCCGCATCTATCACTCGCTCCAACTGATCAAGATCACCGGGTTGTTTGCTTTGCTGGGTGTCCATCGAACTTCAACTGCTTTAGCTTTTCCGGCTTCGCGTGTTTCAGCTTCTGCCAATTCTTGCGTGCCTGCTCGCACACATAGCGACGATGATCGACCATCGTGAATAATTCCCCGTCTGTGTCGCGATAGAAATAATGGTGCTCACCATAACCGGTCTGTGGGTTACGCACCTCGAATGATACGCTGCGACCCTTGCCAAGTTTCGCAGGATCAAAAGCGTCAAGAGCTTTTCTAGTCATGATTGGATCTCCTGTTCTTGTGCCGCCGGCGCATCTCTTGCAGAGACAAGACTCTCGGTGGCTTCCGTCGAGAGCTTTTTCACTTCGTTCCACATGCTCAAAATCTGCTCCATAAGCCTGTCATGCTCCATATACCAGACAGCTAATTCTCCGGCATGGATCTTTTGCAGGACTTGGTTGCGCTCGTCAGCAATGCTATCCGCTTTTGCCTTCTGCTTTTCTTTCTCGTCCAGCATGTGGAAGAAAAACTTTTGTGACCATGTTGTCTCGTCATCCAACGGTGGAAGATAGACGTCCCAATAATGGAGAACGCCCTGTAATTTATTTTCCGATCGCAACGTTATGGTAGCTTTTCTAAGCACTGGCTTGGGCGGAATCATAGGTAGTTGTTCGTCTGCCATCCTGACCCACTTCCAGGCAGCCGCTTCCGCTTTCTCTCGCCCGCCATATTGTGCATCAGCGAACGACCTCGGTCCAACCCACTCCGCGCGATACACACGCGCAAACCAACCATGTGTACTGCCACTATCCACTCTCGAAATTGGTTTTCTTGTCATCGATGCACCGCTCGATTCTTCACCTGCATGTATCGCGAAAACGTCACAGACTTAAATCCCAGGCTCTTCATTTGACCCGTGATCATCTCCACAAAAATAGACTTATCATACACCGCCGCCACAGACCGGCGACGTGTAAAATAAAACCATTGCTTTTCCCGTGGACTGATCTTCTGTAATAACAAGATCAGCACACGCACAAATTTTTTACTTGGCTGCATCGTTCCTCGATGAACACTCGCCACATATCGCCATCCCCATGAATGTCCATTTTTTAATCCAGCCAATACCGAGAGTTGCGCCGCGACCTGCGTGTACGCTGCCACTTTCCCGCCGGTGGAGAGACTTCCCACCAAGTGCCCCAGGTTAATTAAAAGGGGCTCTGCGTCCAAAGAGTCAGCCCTCCCGACTTTCGTTTTCCTGACATCTTTCTGACATACCCTGGGGTACCTGTAGGCTGAGTTTTGTGTTTTTTGAGACATTTTAGATTCCCCTAATTAGGTTTTTCCATATCGAGCCGCATTTGCTTGATTTGCGACGCTTCGAAGCCGCAGCGCTTCAACCATTCATCGATCTCTTTTTCCAGCGCCACTACTGCCTTTAAATCACTCGACGACTTGGAATTAGAGAACTTAACCTGCGCGGTTCTCATGCGATAGACCTTGCGTAAAAAATCACGATACGGATTCATTGGTGCGTTTGCGTTCATTTTGAAATTCCTTTCTTTCTTGTTATCCTGGAAGGACCATCACTGCACAAGACTGCACGTCTGCAAATACGCGCGGCGTCCCTGGATCGCCATGCTCGTCACTTCACAGATCGCCATCGTGCGCACCTGTCGCTCTTCCAGTTGGATCTCCACATGGACGTTATCCGGCCAGTCGAAGCGGATGTGTAACATGCCATCATTCACCGGCAGGACAATCAGACTCACCATCGCTTCCCCGCCCAGCGATATCTTGATCTCGTTAAGTAGTTGATACGCTTCTCTGAAAACTCTTTCCTCGTCCATGTCAATCATCCTCCCATTCCTGGAGATCGCTCAGATCTTCGTTGTGATCCCAGAACGGCGTATGATTTTCATCGTCGATCAACGAAAGGAACATTCCCTGGTCACGCGTCCCAACGCTGACATCCTCTGCCAGGATCGGAACGCCGCGATCGATCTCCTGGCGCACTTCCTCCGCTGGATAATTAAACCGCTCACTGATCACGCGGATCAATCCCTCACGTTGCTCATCACTGATCGCATCCAGATCAAGCATATACGCCAGCGCCTTGCCTCGCTCCGGGACGTTCACACTGCATGCCAGCATCGACTTGATAGGCACCACCGCACCAGGGAAAACATCACTCCACAACGCCCGTCTCTGCTCATCATGGATCGTCGCCGTCGTTAACCAATTGTTTTTAGTGTTCATGCCGTCCTCCCTGCAAGAACTTGACCATTCTCCCCGCACGCTTCATCGCACCAAACATTGTGCTCGCTCACCGGATGTCCGCGCTTTCCTACTCCACTGAGGAGCTGCGCCTTCGTGGGATGACCATCCAATAAAATGAATTTGATCTGCTCGTAATGGACCAATCGAGCGCGTTGTTCCTGGAAGCGATGAACCAGCCACATCGGGACATTCTTCCAGCGCCAGCCCATGAACGCACGTCCCAGGGTCACCTGGCTATCGCTGCATACGGTCCCGATCCAATCGCCAGGTAATTCTTCGAAGCCGATCACTAGTGCCAGCATTTCCGTTAGATTATTTGTGATCGCTGGCAGCTCGGCGTCCGCTGGCGTGATGATGGCGGTCCCCTGCGCTGTGACTTGTCTATTCACAATGTGGCGCCATGCCATCGTGCCGCCGATCGTCGACGGATTTCGACTGACAACTCCGCCATCGACAAATAGATATTTTTCAAGCAGTTGCATGTTCATTGCTTTATCAACTCCCTTCGTAATCGTTCGATCTTGCGGTGGATCACCCGCGCCTTCTGGGTTTCCTTGCGCGCTCTGCAGATTGCTTCCCCTGCCCCAAGCACGCGTAGGTCACCGCGCGAGCAAAAGCTCAAGATCAAACCCTTGATCGACTCCATTGGCAGGCTTGCCAATCGGTGCGCCCGCACCAAAACTTTTGATCCTTTGATTTTTTGTACATTTGAATTTTTGATCATCTTGTTTCTCACTTTCCCGATCGCGGACCCAAGAAAACAAGATCCTTGAGCCCGAGATCCGCCAACACCTGCGCACCCACATAGTCCCCGGCTTCAAGCTGTCGCAGCGCGCCTAATTGTCGTTGTGCCTCGATATATTTCTCGTAGAAATTCGCCTGCTGCTTCGATATCTGCTCGCGAAGTTTCTTGATCTTTCCCCCACTGGCTTTTAGCTTCGCCAGATGGTCTGTGATTTCCTTCGGCAATTCCAGACCGATGTACTTTGCCGTCCCGCCGTCGCTAAATGCATACCAATAGGGACCATGTTCCTCGCCCGTCGCACATTTGCATTTCTTGTTGCCGCATTTGCGCGTCCGCTGGCGATAGGTCACGCCGTTGACTTTGATATCGCTCATGGTTGATCTCCTTGTTCTTCATCTTCGGAGTCTGCACCTGGGATCTGTCCTGTCCCATAGGTTTCGACCCCGATCTGATAATGCTCTTCGCACCAATGATGTGATCCTGATTTAAGTGGTTTCTTGCAGGCGGGCTGCTTTCGATGTTGTCCCTCAAATGGATGTCCAGACTTGAAAGTCTGCTCGTCATCATCCTGCCAAACACAGCCTAGAGATGTCGGTGCTTGATTGAAATATTCTGCAAACATCCCACCTGAATAACCTGCCCCGCTGGGTTCGGAAACACCGACATCATCGGAGCACTGCTCACACTGGCAATTCTCAATGTGACCGTTCTCCCCGCGCGCTGGTTGTTCCATCATTTCAAGCATCCGGTTGATCGCGATGCCCACGCTGTATTTTCCGTGACCTTCAGCGATGGCAAACTCAATCGAAGCATGGACATATCCCGCCGTCACCCATTCACAGCCAATCAGCTCGTCCTTCTTTTTGCCGACGATCTTATGTTTTGCCAGCGCTTCCAGCAAGGCGGCAAAATCGGCAGGAGTCATCTTAGATGACTCCTGCGCCTTATTATTATTATTAACACTAGAGTCTTTTATATTGAGCTGAGGAGGGTTAATAATAATAAGATCATCGCCAGATGTCATCTTAGATGACTCCTGGATCATGAGCGCCCCACCTTCCAACTTCGGAGTACCTGCGCCAATCTGAGCGACCCATGCCTGCAAAACCGGGAGCATTTCGGATCCAAGCAGATAGACATGCCGACCATGAGAGAGAGTCTGCTTTGCCAGAAACCCTGCAGCGCAAAGCGCCGCCAGATGGTGATAATGGGGTGTGCGTGCCATACCCGTCCAGGTCATCAGCTCTTCCACGTCCATCGCATGACCGGCGAAAAGAAACGCCAGCAGAATTTGTGCCCTACTCTCTTTCAGGGATTGTATGAGTAACTGATGTTGCATCGATGATCTCCTAAAAAGTGGATCTAATGTTTATTTCAAACAGTCGCCTTGTGCTAGATACATAGAGCGCACATAGCCGATCGTGCCGCCCGCGTCGATCATCCACCAATCCCCATCGACGCTGATCACTCGCACCTGGTCACCGTTGCGCAGCCAGGTGATGATCTGCGTGTGCTCACTGGCGCCCTTGCGCAGGTTGAGCGCTTTGCTGGCGATCACCTGTGCACAGGTAAAAAACGGTTCAGTCGGTGATGCGGATGGTAAATTCTGGACCGTTGCAGATCCTGAAATAGGTCGAAACGTTGACGTTGATATCGATTCTGCGCCAGGCGTCAGGTCATTTGCCACTATTGCAGTTTGTAAACACGCCAGGCTCAAGAACGCCAGGTATATCAAAATTGATATGGTTTTTTTATTCATAATAATGCTTCCTTCCTGGGTTTCCACCCGCACAGGAATGCCCGTGCGGGTGGAATAGTCACGACACGGGTCGTGACATTAATTGATTTTTTTCCTGGAAAGTCTCTTTCTGTGCGCATCATTGATCGTGGTCTTATCCGGGAACGTGGTCTTGAATTTCTTTCCACATCCACAGGCGCAGATCTTTATCAGGATGGGTCTCCGGAGCCCAGAGAATCGTTCAAAATGTTTTTCACCTCCGCCGAGTCCTTCATGTAGTTGAGATTTCCGCTGTGCTCTTTGGCGTTTAGGATGTGATCGCACGGCTCGGGTGTCATCCAGGGCTTTCCGTCGCGCTGGCAGATCATGCACAGGATCCGTACGCGGTTTCCCTGCGGGTCTGTGGTCCACACCATGGAATTGTTGACCTGCTTCTCGCGTCCTGGCATGAAATCCTTCAGCCGTTCTAAAAAACCCGGCTGCACCATCGGCACAACTTGCTCCTTTTTCTGCTTCGGATCAGCAATGGGCCATCCCACGGCGCGTGCATCGAGCCCGGCTGTTTGACTCGCTCGTGAAAAGATCTCGCTTTGCACGCGTGCCGCGATCGAGTTTTTCAAAACGGGCAGCAGTTCTTGCACCATCTGCTGCTTTGCTTCCGGCGTGTTTAGATGTTTCATGGTGGCATCAGTCACATGGTCGACCAGGTCCTGCGCATGTTGTTCCTGCTCAGCTCTCAGATCCCACAGCTTGAACAGATACCCGGCAAAGATATTGATGCCCACCATCGCTACACTGACGATGACGAACAATTGCATTTCGTCAGGACTCATCTTTACCAATCCGGCTTTCTCCCCGACATACATCGTGTCGGCATAGACCAGGGCGAGCTCTCCGATCAGATCAACGAGCCCCATCACGAACGAGATCGCGCGTTGTTTGGCTCCCTCGGCATAAGTCAGGTACACGTAGAGCCAGATCAATGCACCTATGCCAGTCGAGAAGAGAAATAGATATCCCCAGGTCGAATTCGCCATCACACCTTGCACAAAATGCAAAGTGCGGGATGCTGCATAAAACAGCAGCACACCGATTAGGATATAAAATGCCCATTGCGAAATTGTTTTATTCTTGTTACTCATTTGGTGGTCTCCATTTACATATCAGATCGATCTTCAGCGAAGATCGTTTTACACGTTGTTCTGTGTGGGTCGCACAATGCCCCATACAATGGCAAGGCAGATCATTCCGCCAGCCATTTGCAGGACTCCGGATGCGAGTGGGGCAGAGTTACCAAGTCCCGCCTGGATCAATAACGCCTGCCACTGTATGGCAGAGGGGATGATCAAAACCAATCCGGTGATCGTCAGGATGGTCAAGATAACCATGGTTAATTTGTTTTTCATGGTGGTACTCCTGTATTGATCTACTTGAATACGAAATAGGCGACGACGATGATGGCAATAGGGATCAGCAGGTAAAGCCATTGGATCGGGAACGAGATATCGATGTTGAGCCCGTCATCATCGCTGCTGACATTGAATTGTTGTTTTTGGGGAGTGTCGTCATTCATGGAATGGTTTCCTATTCTGGCTGACCGTCATCACGGACGATCAGCCAGACTGGTATGATGTTTCATCTGTCCTATTTCAGGATCAGGATGACAAGGACTACAATTGGCAGCAACGGGATAATCCACAACGGAATCGAGAACTCAGGTTTCTCTTTTTTCTCTTCCTTTGTAAAAAATTGCGGGTTATTTTTTGCGTGCCATTCCTGTAAGCTGTTGGTCGTGGGCCAGCCCCGTTCGTCCAACGCTATCCCGTGCGCCTTTGCAGCATCCGGATCGATCAAATGTTTTTTCATGGTGGTCTCCTTTTTGGTGTAAAATATTTTCGAAAGGGGCGCTGGTCTACTTGGTGGTACTCCTTGCGCCCCGATCACTCCTCGCGATGTTGCAACATCGCGAGGTTTTTTTATCAATCATCTTTCAGACATCACCTCCTTTCATGGGGTTTGCATCAATTCCCCGCCGATCTCCATCGTCACGAGGATGGGTCGATAGGGTTTCCAGGCGCCATTGCCCCGAAATGGATCGGAGCGAGCTCGCCCGTTCTCCCGCAACCGTTTCTGCGCCGCCTGCAGATTGCCTTTGAAATATTTATTCGCCAACCCGTGCAGTCCGAGATGCCCCAGATAACTGTGATAACTCCTTCCCTGCATCGACGCATGACAATAGGGACATTCAGCAGGCACCGGATTATTCACCGCGGCTCTTCCACCGAGAACATGGATCCGTTTTTTCATCGCCGATCTCCCCTCTGCTTTTTCTCCTGGTACACCATATCCACCGCTGGCTTCATCGCTGCGCGAAGATCGTGCGATGTGACTGGCACGACCGCGAACGTCGCCGATAACCCCTGCCGCTTCAACGCATCCTCCAGCCGGTTCACCATCGCCAGCGGATCGATCTCCGTACGCAGCGAATCGGATGGTTGTGCTTCCTCTGTCAAGCAGACCAGGAATTCGTCACCACTTTTCCACTGACCCGCCACGTAATCGGTCAATCGCACAACGGCAAGCGCCTGCTTGATCATTGCGTCCACGGGGTCATAACTGCCGAACTTCTCATTCAGCGCGTGCACATCATCGACATCGAAATACACGATGTATCGCGCCTTCTCTGCGATCTCCGTCCAGATCATTTTTTCAAACCCTGCGCGCGTGTAGCAGCCGAACCCATCGTTCCAAGCCAGAGCTCTAATGAGAGCGTCTGACTCTTCTTTTGATCGTTCTTTTTTTGTAAGCATTTTGGTTGGTCTCCTTGTAGTAAAATTATTTTTGCAACGGCTCTGCTGGGGTCTTCGTGGTTGATCTCCTACAGCAGAGTCGTTGTACTGATACCCGCGCAGGCCGCGGGGTTCGCAAAACAGGCTCGGGGGCTATCCGCGCCTGGTTATGCCATTTTCAAACGTGAGGAAAAATGAATACCAACGACCTCGAAGAATTTCTTTCGTCGGCATATACCTATGCCAGCACGTCTAAACGCACCTATCGGGATGTGATACATCGCATCCTCGATCAAGTGCAGGACCCCGCCAGCCTGACAGCCGCGGAGTTAATTCGATTATTGGAACAAAGCGGGTGGGGGAACGCGCGTCAGTGCCTTGCCCTGGCTGCCATCAAAAGATATATGGTATGGACCTATGGGCAAAAACATCCAGCGCGCAATGCAAAGATAAAACGGGTGATTGGAAAACCGCAGCGCTCACTTGACCCCGAGATGGCTCTCAAACTACTGGCATCCTTCGACCCCTATTCAGCGAAAGGCGCTCGCGACCTGGCGATCTGCTCGCTCGTCTTCGACACCGGCTTGCGTGAGTCCGAGGTCTGCCGCCTGGAACAGGCTGACACAGATCTGGAGCACCGCAAACTGCAAGTCGTTGTGAAGGGTGGTCAATGGGAAGCCGCCATCTTTGGCGAACAGACCGCCATGCGTATTGATCGCTGGATGTCCTTTCGCAAGATCGCCGATGGTCAGGGTTATTTATTTACGCATGTTCAAACCGGGGAAGGGCTCACGCCCGAAGGACTCTATTCCATCGCCCGTGAATGGGGTCGCAAAATCGGCATCACACTTTGCTTTCACGATCTACGCCGCTCGACCGCTGTCATGGGCGTCCTGAATAATCTATCCGAACGAGCCATGATGGAGTTGTATCGTTGGAAATCTCCCGCCATGATCAAACGCTACACTCGCAATCTCAAACTGGAACAGCTTCGGGGTCTTCTGGTCGTGGATAACTTCCTCGAAAAATTCCACCCTACGGATGACCAAGAGAAGATATAATCGTCTCACCCCAAAAATTAACTTGGGAGCATGGTGTTCTCAAGGCAGAAAATGAACTGCCAAGCGCATGCTTCCCAAGCATGATATCGTGGGTTCGAGTCCCATCACCCGCTCATACTGTAACTAGGTCTATTCTGTTGTTAAAGAGCAGTTCGGAAAATAGCCCTGGTTCCAGTCACTGACCGGGCGCCCGCTGATCAGAGCGGGCGCTCTTTTTTAAGTAACCAGAATCAAGACGATTTGGAAAATTTAGACTCGCAAATTCACCAAACAATTCAAATGCCTTTGCATCATATGCTCGAGCAGCGGCTTCTAAATCATATCCATAATAAACGTGGATTTTTTTACCATAGAAATCTACTCTTGCACGCCACCTGCCACGGTTTTTGTCCACGCCAATGTAGCCAGATGTGTTGTTAATTTGCCTTCTTCTGTTTCTGAAATTTTGAACATTCGTACATTCTCGCAAGTTGTACCTTTGGTTGTTAAGACCATTGCGATCCCGATGGTCAATTACCATACATTCAGATGGTTTTATGATTTCGACATGCATAAAAATATTCTTACGCGGTTTGCCTTGATAACGTATAGCATACCAATTACGTTTATGCGACCACGCACTCCACCTCCATTGACGCAGCCACTCGTAATCAGCGTCATCGACCAATGCTATCTTGCCGTGGGTAAGTGGAATTTCCTTAGTCATTCGATCTACTCATTCTCTTTCATGAGCTTCTTGACGCGCTCAAGCTCGCTGCGTGGAATGTATATAGGTGAAGTCTTGGCCTGGAAAGGATCCTTCTTGAAACCTTTTACTTTACCAAGTCTCACCCATTCGGTGACGGTATTGCGGTCCACATCCATCGCTGCCGCAAATTCTGGAACTGTCATGAGATCGTTTTTGTTCATGCGCCATATCTTACCAAACTTACCGCACTGCTGTCAAGAGGCAAAATACAAGATATTCAAACCGTTGAAAGGTTACAGAAAGGGTGAACCCATGAAAGCAAAGACTCTCGTATTGATCGGCAGTATTTTAATTTTGATCGGTGCAGCCACTCCCTGGGCAACTGTTAGTGGAATCTTCGGATTATCCCGCAGCATCTACGGTTTTGAAACAGATGGCATTCTCACTGGTGCAGGAGGTTTCATTCTGCTGTTGATCGCGCTCCTGGCGAAAGAACAACCCGGAAAGACCTTCTCGGGCTTTGGTGCCATTGTCGCCCTGGGGTGTGGTCTTGTCCTGGCTCTCAAAGGACTTTCTATTATGGGACTGGCAGTTGAATCAGATAGCGTACGCACATCGCTTGGCATTGGTTTAAGTTGCTTGAGCCCGCTGGGAACATTCCTGGCATTAATTGGATCGATCCGAAAAACTCCAGATCCAGAAGCGCAGCCTGCACCGGTCGCGCCACCACCAGTAACGTCATAGACTCCATCTTGTTTCAGGACCCAGCTCCCAGGCTGCACAAGATCAAGCTGCTCAATTGAGTAGCTTTTTTCTTATCTTTCAACCCTTGACAACTCTATAGAATTGAGTATAATAGAAACATACAAAGCAAACAGCACACGGTAGTCCGGTAGACCCGGCGAGATACGGCAGATGGCTGAAAAGAGACAGGGGATGAGCGTAAGAAAAAATCCCCCACTGCGTAAACAGTGAGGGACGTGTCCCCAAACAAGGACACGCCAAAATTATAACCCCAAACAAGGAGATCAAAATGGATAAAATAACGTACACAGTCTCGGCAAGCAACAACCAGGGAGCATCTACCAGCGTGGGCATCGACATGGACCATCCGAACGGCGGCAGAATCTTCACATCGATCAGTGCCGCCACATCCGCCGCTCGCCGCGAAATGGGAAGCGGCTGGAAGATCTACATCGTGGATAATTTCGGAACCGAAGTTAAATCTTTCACGATCCGCTAGGAGGATGCCATGACTGAAACAATCACAATCACACGTCGGTCGAAAGTTGGTTTCGGATATAACGCTGGAGCTAGCCAGGTCTGGAACGAATCACAGACACAAAGTTTTTTGCAGGTCGATAAGGCGACCCGACCAGATCACACCGGCACGATTTTGCAGGTCAACAAAGCGATCTCAGAAGATCGCACACTCGCCAGTTATCGCGGCGGAACATACTACACCACCGCGTGGTTTGTGAAAGTCAGACTCCGCTGGCGTCGTATCGTCAACGATGATCACAACATGTACGAGCTCGGCAAGCTGACCGAGGAGCAAAAATGGTACAACGGTCAGCCTGGCTACACTGTTGATGCAGTGACTGTCGAGATCGAGTAAACATCAAGACCGGCGGGCGAACAACCCGCCGGTCAAACGAACATGTCAACCGATGAAAAACAAAAAATGATCATCGAAAAAGCGGCCCGCCTGGCGATCATGCTTGAACTCGATACGCTGGGATTGCTCGATGATCTCTCGTATCAAAAAATCGCCAACCTATTGGCAGGCGATGAAGAGCCAGTCAACCGCTCAACGATCCTGCGCGACAAGCGCGACTTGCAGGACGTGCGCAATAAGATCAATCAAATCTATCGCACGCTCGGCTGGAAAAAGCGTCGATAAAAATACCCAGGCTCCCCCTGAGCCTGGCACTTGGAGAAACTAATGAGCATCATGAAACTTAGCAAGCCAGTCAGTATCGATGATCCCTACCGCGAAATTGTCCTGGTGTTTTTGCACGACTATTTCGACACCCTGGTCTGGGAGCTGCGCAACCATTTCGGCATCGAGCTCAACAGCAAAGACATGCCAGGCAGTGAGGACGATTATCTATCTCTGTTGATCGCCGAATCCATCGCCGACATGGTCCGTGTCGCAAGTGGCGATACAAAAGGCTTGGATCGCGCAGAGATATATGAGCATGTGCAGGGATTGGTCGAGAAACTCTTTGGCATCCCTGGCGAATCGTCCTACGATATCCCCGACAAATTTTGGAAGTCAGATTTCGGGTCCATCGTCATGGCAGCATTTGTGTGGAGCCAGGGTGATAAGCTGATCACTATCAGCGATGCGGCAGATCTTTCCGGAAAATCGGTCAAGTCGATTTCGCAATATGTTGCGCGTGGAAAGTTGCAATCCTATCCCGATATGAGTGAACCGAATCCACAGAAGCGCGTCCGCGTTTTGAAGTCCGAAGCAAAAGCCCTGCGCTGAGCAGGGCTTTTTTATTTAATCTTGTCTCTCCATGGATCCAGGCCGTAAACAAGAAACATGTAACATGCGCACACACATGGAATCTTGTATCGGTGGTAGAGTCTGCATCGATGCAACCATCACTGATCGATCTGCGACATATCCACCGGACGCTGGTACCCGCGTTGTTTGCGTCGCTCCGCGATGAACTCAACCACATCGCCACGCGGAATGCGCCACGGCGAATGAGGCTTCATCGGGTTCAACCGGTAGGCATTGGGGAAATGACCGGCATCCAGCCAGTGGTTCATGGTAGCCGAAGTCACACCCAACAACTTGCCAACCTCGGGGGCGGTCAACAGTTTCTCCTCGTCCATTCCATTAGTATACATTAATTCCCTTAAATCAATTAAACCTTAAAGAACCATCGCGTGTAGTCATGTAGGCACGCGCCCACCCGCACACGTTCGCGTCGTCGTCTTCCGCCCCTTTCGCGTCGCCCAGCCCTGTCCCGCCCCTGCCTGCCCCGGAACGCCAAACCAGGTCCGGGAAAATACAACAAACCTTAGTGACTATGCGCTTTTCACACCATTCATAGAACAGATCGGCTAAAAATGGGGGAGCAGTTGTAAACCAGCCTGGAATCCTGCACAGGAAAAGCCAGGCAGCGCGCGCCACACGCGTTTTGACCTATCAGACCTGCCTCCCAAAAATGCCCTTATTTGACACGTAGAGCCATCTTTCTCAAAATGGCACTTGGCCACAAATCTAAAAACAAGATTTGGCTGTAAAATAACCCCATGGCAAAAAAGAGCCGCGTCTCATCCATGATCCTTGATGCAGTGTATGCCCCTGATGGGGTGTGGCGCGTCGTCGATCTCAAAGAGCAAGTGATGTGGAATGACATCAAGTTTTTCAACCATATCGATAGAGTCGATATGCTTCGCTATGCCCATATTGTCAGCACGATAACCAACTCTCAGACGAAGCCAGATCAAATAGTCTACATATGGGAATTTCCAACGAAATAATCTTGTTTCCAGTTCGCATGATCATGAACACTTAAAACAAGATGCACGCATTCACAGAATGCGTGCATCTTGTTTTATCATGGATCCACGTGGAAAACAAGAATTACGGGTTCCTCAGCCGATAGCGCTGATCAAACCACTGATAGAGTCTCACCTCGAGCGGCAGCCAGTCCACATAGGGCATCGACCAGTGCGAAGTGAACCAGACATCCCACGCATCAGCATGTATATCCGGCTCGTCGATGCAATCGATGTGGAAGCCGCATTCAGTCACGCGTCCCGTCTCAGACTCCCATTCGTCGAAGATCGCCACAACACCGGCGCCACAGATCGGGCACGTCGCCACCTCGAGCGGGAACTTGAACCACTCACTGCGTGACACCAAAATATATTCACCCATTCTTGTTCTCCCGGAGAGCTGGGCGCCTGCACAAGACGTCCCACGCCTGTAAATATGCCAGGCACGCATGACCGAGCTTCCGCCCTTCGAACACCGTCAACGGGATTGAGATCTCCGCGGCTGGCTTCCCGTTCGGCTTGATCACACCACCCTGATGGACTCCCGGCCCGTTTTGTACCTGGATCCAAACTTGACCATCGTTCGTTCGGATCTTCACGACGCGCGAGATGATCAACCCGCCTCCGCTCTTCCCACCGGCGAATGAGCTGTAATCCACCGGCTTCCCGTCCGCGAGATCATGCAGGATCACACGTGCATCGTCGATGTCCAGAAAGGCATACACCGTCTGGTTCGAACCTTGCCCGCGTTCGAATGATCCCATGAAGAAACGCAGCTTCCCGCGCTCAAGCGCATCCTCGATGTGCAGAAACCGTGTCCGGGTCAAATGGGAAAATAATCTGGTTCGATCTACTGTCGTATCCATATCCCTATTCTAACAATTCGGTTATCTTGTTCCCGATCGCTCGAGCCTGGTAAACAAGAAATCTTGTTTCAGATATCGTCCTCGAGAAAAACAAGAGTTCCACTGATCACCGATCACTATTCTTGTTTGGGATCTCCGCGCCTGGTATAACAAGAGTCCCCACTTCATCCTTCTGCTTTCAGTCCTCATCCCCCAAACACCCAGATCAAAATCACGACCACGATCGTCATACAAAGCGTGATCTGAAAAATAAACAACAGATCGCGCCAGAATGCATCACGTGATCGTTGCTTGTTCTTGTCCATTTCTCATTCCGGCAGATCATAGATAGGCGCATTCCGCGACAAAGTACAACGGTACGATGTCATTGCGGAAAAAGATAGTATCGACACCAGTCGATCCTGTCTGTGCGTTGAAATAGTAGGTCGTTTTAGTTGCAATATTAATAATCCCATCGATGATCTCATGGGAAATAAACTGCACGGCAGTACCACCAGTAACCTGAAAATAATGCGCACGCGTGAGCTTATTACTACTCTCTGAATTATTTGCAGTGGAAAAGGTTACATTAGTGACACCGGTTGCTGCTGTATTATCGCTGGTTTGGAGAACAACTGTGATCTTTATTCTCCAAACCCCAATAGGAATGCTCACAGATAACGAACCCAGGTTATACCAGGTGTTCTGTGCCGGAGACGCCTGTGATCTGCTGGATGTATCCGTGAATGTCACCTGCCACTTTTCTGGATCAAGGGGGAAACCGACCGGCGCCTTGGCAGAGGAATAATACGGGTTGGAGATTGCGGCATTGGCGAGTGTGTAGTCTACCCCGCCATAGATGGTGATCGTTGTGTTTGGCGAAGAGTAGGAGATCGCCGTCACGATAAAATACTTCGCCGTTGTCTGGGTCAGCTTGATCCTGTTCCCAACACCGATCGCGCTGGTCAGGTCTGCGTTCACAGTCAGCGTAAAAGTGGGGCTGTCTGCGCTGGCATATGTCCAGGTTCCAGATCCGGCAATCCATCCATCTGAAGCGCCTCCGCCGGCCCCAGTCGTCTCGGTCCATACTGCCGCTCCAACGGTCACATCCAGCGCCACGTACTCTTTATCGTTGGTCTCATCGATCCAGCGATCGCCCACCGCGATACCATCTGCGCTGTCATCGCCCGTTGTGGGGGCAGCCGTCTTTCCTGCCCATACTCGTGCAGATCGCCCGGGGAATAATGTTTTCCATGCCGATCCGTTCGAGATCGCCAGACACCACTCATCGGGAAAGAGCGTTGTGAACGTGGTCACCCCACTGTCATCTTTCACAATCACATTATTTGAGCCACCCACATTCGAGATGACAAAGAAGTGATTGGTCGTTGCTTCCGGAGCGAGCTCTACCGTTCTATTCGCACCGCTCGCCGTGATATTCTGGAACTGACAATCCGAATCAGCCAGCTCCTTTGTCGCTGTGATGGTCTCCACATTACGAAACTCCGCACGCAAACTGGCAGCGATCAACCGGTTGATATCGTCAGCCACGTGGTCGTCGAGTAAGTCGGTTTTGAAAAACGAAGTTAGATCTGTCATCTATATCACTCCACCATTCCGCGGAATAAACTTCGGAATGACAATCTCAAGGATCGCTTGTGCATACGATGTGTTTTCAACCGATGCCACCTGCCGACGGTTGTCAGACGAAGTACCATTGTCTTTTACCAAAATCGCCAGCGTGTTTCCAGCCACCCAGCCCGCTCGACTCAATACCTCCTGCACGGGTGCAGCCACATTGTAGGAATACTCATCCCCGGTCGTGTACGCTGCCAGTGAGGTGTTCAAGCGTGCTGTTGTTAGCACCCTGCCAAAAATGTCCGCATTCGACCCAGGCGTGCTGGGGTTGTCTGCCGCCTCGCAGCAGATCGACACGCTCACCCCCTCACTCCTGGTTTGCGTCGCGCGCCACTTAAGCGTCGCAGACACAATAGTGATCCTGGGTAGTGGCACCGTGAACGGGATCCACGTGCGCGGATCGCCATCAATATCCGGAGTGCCGCCCACCCAAAGGAACGTTCCGTTGGTAACAAAATTACCATGTGCATCTCCCCAACAGTCACCCGCGCCGGCGTTGATGCTGTAGAGCTGGCTCATGTCTTTTTCAGCCCAACCATCGCAATGCAGTACGTCGAACTGCCAGCCACGTCCACATCCCACGCGAACTGGTCACCGGTCGCCACGTCATCCTTGCTTGTGTCGATCGCCGCCGGCGTTGCCGCAGTTCCGCTATAGACCTCGCCGCTGTCGATCGTCACCTTGGTGCTCAACACATCCACACCATCCGTGATGTTGCGCAGCTGCAGCGCAGGTACCCCCGTACCGCCGCTTGCCCTCACCGCTCCTACGAATGTGATATTCCAGCCATTTAACCCCGGCGGGATGAAGAACACACCCGCATTATCACCAGTCACCAAAGCCACATCCGCATTGAGCTGCACCGGAATATATCGGCTTCCATCCACCCACAGCGGAGCGCTCCCCGAGGAGAGCAGTTGGTCCCCAATGGCACCGATCCCCAGGCGCGCCAGGCTGGTCGAGCTGCTGGCATAGGTAAGATCGCCCGCCGTGGTATAGACCCAGATCGCTGTCAGGTTGTCGCGCGTGTGCGTGTTGTATTGCGCCGCCGTGTAGGTGGCGCCGGTTACAGCAGTGAAGGAATTATTGAATGACATTCTTCTTTGCCTTTCCTTCCTTCAAATCCTTCTTCCACTTCGCGATCGCGGCATCCTGTTCTCGATGCAGATCTGCGATGCTCTGCGTTGGCTCCCAGCTGCGCGTCAATGGCACCGTCATCTTCCGTGTGCGCGGCTTGATCTCCTGACCGCTTGCCATCGCACGCATCGCCGACTCCACATCCGGACCATCGTCCACATCGATCTCCGCATACAACAGCGGCTTTGCCATCCCAGCCCGCTCCATATCGGTCAGCCCTGCCAGGTCATCCACCGGTCGTTCGAGTAACAAGCGCTCGATCTCCAATCGCTCGATCATGGGCGGGAAGATCACCGGTCGCGGCTTCTGACCATGCGCCCGGTTTCCGCAACTGAAACAAAAAAACACCGGCTCATCCGGGTCCACGAACGAGGCGCCATTGCACTCGCAGTCTGCGATCCATTGTCCCTGCCAGATGCGCGCCGTCACCGGCGCCCCGACCGGTTCCTTATCCAGGTCTTTGATCGTCACCGCCACCCCGCGCCGCTGCACGTTCTGCTGTTGCTTGCGGATGTATGCACGCGCAGACCCGCCATAATCTTTTGCAGTAATGATCCGATCAACGCTCTTGAAATTCATCCTTCAGCCTTTTCTCCCTTCCCCCTATGGCGGGGGAAGGGCTGGGGATAGGGGTCTCATCAATACCCAAAGATCGTGCTCTCGTCCCACACCGAGGCCGTATCCCATTGCATAAAATCGTCCGCAGATACATATGGCTCCAGGTACAGCCGGGTCTTCACCCGCTGGCAGTTCTCGAATTGCGAGTCCGTCTCATGCGTGAGTCCGCCCACGCGGAAGCTCACACCGTTAAGCCCGATGCTATTGAGATCTGCCGTGGCGATGTCGAACAGGTCTGGCGCAAATTGCAGCGCAGGCTGGCTGTCCAGTTTCACACTGGGCATCGGGTGCAGCCCACCGTAGAACGCGCCCAGCACGTTTGCGATATCGCGCGCTACATTCAGGTCCTGCTGCCACAACATATCCAGCACCAGCTCGCGCGGCATGGAGATACCCGAGAGATCTGATGGATATGTCACATCTGACACGTTTGGCTCGTAGATCGCGTCCCCTTCCAGCTCCAACCGGATGTACACCAGGCCCGCGCTGTTGTTGGTAACCTCCACAAATCCCGAATCGCCGAAGTCAGTCAGCGCCGCCACACAGTTGGCGGTCTCATCTGTGCCCAGAAAGTTTGATTGCGTATTGGCTTCGAAGACGCTGATCGTCACATTTTCTGCTGGCACCGGCCCATTGTTATAGGTATAGTTTGCGAAGAATTTTTGCGAGTTGGCGCCGCCCGTCAGCACCGCTGGCGGCGTGCCCGCCAGCACGAAGATCGTGCTCGTGCTGGCCTGATTACGTGGGTGCACTTTCACGCGCGTCACGTTGCGCAGCAGGGTATAGGGTTGAGGGTTGTCCAGGTCCTTGAGCAGGCTCCCCTGGGCATAATTCGCCACCGCATCTATCACGCTCGATCGTTTCACGTAGCGTGCCCGCCCATCCCGGTCCGCAAAAAAATAACCCAGGAACGATGTAGCCAGGTCCTCGATCTCGCTCATCGCCTGCTTGCTGCCCGAAGACCACCAGAATGGGATCGTTTCCGCAGACACATCCAGCGACCGTCCCCAGCGCGCCGGCCAGTGCACCGCATCCAGCACCATCCCGATCGCTTCGTCTGGTGTGATGTCGTGCTGCATCGCCACGCGCCCCACGTAATTCCGCAGCAGGTCCAGCCCGTCGCTGGCATAGATCATCACCCTGGCATCCTCGCCATAGCCCACCGGCACGATATCGGCGATTGTCCCGCGGAAGAGACCATAGCGCGCGTCCGTGTTCAGGTCCCGCACCCGCAGCCGCAGATCCTTGCCATATTTCACGTTCGGATACAACGGGCTGCTCGTGTTCCAGCCATCGAAGCGACCATCTGCATTGTTCAGCGTGATCACCGCCTTCCCGGTCGGGATCGACTCAAACCCCTCACCTGACGGCGACAGCAGCCGCGTGCGGCCACGATAGACTCCAATGCCGGTAAGCAGGTCTGTCTCGTTCGCATCGAAAATACCGTTATCGTCCCAATCCACCGACACATCCCACGCCAGCGCCTCGCGTGCATCTGATGGACCATACAGCTTTCCATCGCCGTATTTGTTGACACCGTAACGACGGTCAGTCATTTGATCGCCCCCTGCGCCTTCGCCTGGCGGATGCCCGTGATGATATAAGGCAGCAGCACATTCTGTGTCTTCTGCTCATCCATTACCGTCACCGCCGACTCGACCTTCAAGGTCACGTTATAGACATCGCCGCCGCCTGAAGATGCGCCACTTCCAGACATCTGCACCGGCACCGCGCCATTCTGCAGCGGGATCACCGCTTCGTTGCCGTGCAGCAGTTCCCAGTGTCCCGACTCCGGACCCGTGGCAATACCACCGCCTGCAAAGCCCACCGCACCACCGTGCCTGCGTTTCGCACCTGGTGTGCTCACATCCGGTTCTGGGCTATTCGCCATGCTGGAAAGGATGCGCAGCGCTACATCGATGGTATAGCCAGTTTTCATCATATCCAGCACGCGCTGCATGTCCTCCAGTTTTAGCAGCCCTCCTTGCACAGCCTGGGTCACATCGTCCATATTTTTGGCAGTCGTCACGGAAGCCTGATCAAACACGCCGAACATCAGTCCCGCCTGCTCTGCCATCGCATACTCTTCGTTGGTCAAACCATCCACAGATAACCTGGTGATCAATAAGTCATATTGGATCTTCCCCATCGCCTCATGATGTTTGGCGGCATTCTCTTCCACCTTCGTAGCATTTTCGTCGAGCGCCGCGTCGAACTCCTTGATCTTCTCCGAACCTTCCCACCAGCCTTGCAAGATCGCTACCGCTCGTTCCTGCTCGATCTTCACGCGCTCCTGTGCCAGTTGGGCGGCTGTTTCCTGGTAACTCTTCTCCTCGCTGCCTACCTTGCTGATCAACCCCAGCAGGTCTGTATTTGCCTTCGCTTGTTCCTTCAGTGCCTCGGCATATCCCTCCGCGGACGGTATGGCTGCATCTGTGGCAGTTGTGCTGGCATCCAGCGCATTCGCTTTGACCCATTCGGCTTCAGCAACCTTTAGCGCTTCCTCCCATATGGCTTTGTCCGCTTCCGTAGCGAATCGCCCGGCATAAGAATATCCTTTCGCTGCTTCAAAGATCGCCTGTGCGTTTTCGTGAATCGCGTCTGTACTGCCATCCAGAGCGCCCAGCGCTCCCTTTCCTATCGACATCATGAAACCGTCCCAGGTGTCTTTGGCGTTATCGACCTGGATCTCCCACAGGCGCGTCTGGATCGTGTCTTTCTCGGTTAGCACCAGGTTCTTGTTGACTGCATCGCTCGCCTCACGGATCGCCTGGCTGCCCTGCTTCATGACTGGCACAAACGAGATCCAGTCCTTGCCAAATCGCGCCTGCATATAGGCTGCCTGCTGGTTGGAATCCGTCAGCTCCAGGAATTCGTCCGACATCCGCGCGAGCCCCTCAGCAGAATAATCGTATGTCTTGCCGTTCTTTGCTACAACTTTCTCCAATTGCTCGAAAGAGATCTTTTGATCATCCAGTATCTGGATCAGCTTCGAAGCATCCTCAACAGAGACCCCCGTCGCATCGTGGATCCTGCGCACCTTATCCGCATACTCCACCAGTACACCCACGGTCTCGTCAAAAACCTTATAAACGGCATACCCGGCAGCTACCAGCGTGCCGGTGACCGCCGCGGCGCCCGTGATCGCGCTCTTGAGCTTGTACAGCCCTGTAACGGTCTCTTTATCCGCGTTGCCTTGCTTTGATAATTTGATAATAAGATCAAGAACGCTCTTCGCCATAACTTGTGTGCCTCGAACTTCTGAACCTAATTCAAATACTTCCTATACGTCGGATGTTTCGCCCGGATCTCAGACAGCTTCCTGTCGAATGCCTGGTAACTCTCGCGCATCCTGGGCAGATCTGCCAGCCCCTTGAACACATCGATCCATTCCTCGTCAAGCTGTCCAACCTCCCATGGCGCCACGAATGCCGCACCGCACTGCACATTGATCAATCTTGCCAGCTCCACATCCCTGAGCTTCTCGTGATTAGTCATACCCCTCTGCGCTGCATACTCCAGCGCATCACTCAGGCTTTTTTTTTGCGCTGCATATGCTCCAATCGCTCGTTCCACGAACGCGCGATACACCAGCTTAGGAACGCCGGGTCCTGCGCTTCCAGTTCCTGCAGCTCATCAACAGTCCATTTCGTATCGTCCGGACCCTGGCTCCACATTTCTGCGTACCACTTCAGCAGCTTCACATCGATGCCATCCGCTTTTCGCTCGCGTTTAAATCGCAGCATCGCCCGTATTTGATCGAAGACCTTTTCCATGACCGTCGACGTTCGACCTTCCTGACCTTTATCATCCCCTTGCGGGACGACCTTCGACGTCTGACTTTCAACACTTTTCCTCGCCTCCGCCATGGATCTTTCCTGCATCTCCGTCACCAGGTCATCGTATTCCCGCAGTCTCTCCCTGGGCTGGTTCACCCATACATGCAGGAACTTCCCTTGCAGCTCCGGGGCATACTCCGCCAGGCTCACCGGAATGACGACCTTCGGGATGTTGATCTTCATTGATCCTCGCTAATAGCTGTTCGAATCCGTCGATACAGCCACCTGCAGCAGCTTCGCACCGGTGGCATCGTATTGATCCATCAGCGTGGCGGTATGCAGATTGTCGGTTCGGTCCTTGGCGCCCATCTGGCTCACTGATTCCCACACGCCGCCCATGTCAACCGTCAGGCTATGGTTCTGACCAGTCCCGATCTGCCCGCCATTGATCTTCAGCCTCACCGCCTGGAACGTAGCTGCCTGCTGGGCATCCGCAATCGCTTCCGCATCGCTATTCCCTTCGAACGTGAAGTTCGCTGCGAAGGTGATCAAACCCTCGCCATGGGTGTTGAAATATTTATTTCCAGATCCTGAAAACTTCGGGTGCAGACCCGTCAGGATCTCCACATCGAAGCTGCGCAGGATATTGAGCTTCTCTGTGCCTCCGATACCAGACCAGGCGCTGTCCAGGTAAAAGCGTGATAATTTCGCGTTGATCGGTTCTGCCGCTGGCAGGGATAACGCAGCGGTGAATGCGCTGACCGGCGACAATTGCCGTCCGAAGAAATCCCGCTCGATCGTTACCGGGCTGGCGTCCATGCCTTGCGACACCTGCCCGCTGATTCGAATACGCTCGAACATCACATATTCGCTCTGCCGCACGCGCGCGTCATCGCCTAATTCCAGTGTCAGTGAATCGGGTGCATTGCTTACACCAAACAGCAGGCTCGGTGTGAAGTTCCACAAATAATCACCCTGGGATGGCGTTTGCTCGCTGGCTGTCACACCACCCTTTAGCCCACATCCAAACAGCGCTGGCAATTCCTGAAAATATCCGTGCTCCGTGGTCAGGGTGTTGCTATACAGGTATTGGTGGATGACGGCTCGCACACCGCGCGTGCGCAGCCCGGCGTCCTCATTCGGGATAACCGGCTTGCGGTCGCTGTTGATCGCTGGCACCTTACCCAGCAGGATCTTCGTCGCTGTGACCGGCGTACCATGCGCAGCCGCGCTTTCTTTGCCGTATTGGACTTTGCCGAAAAATTCATTGCCCATGCTTACTCCATTTCTTTTTCGTCGTCTCGTCGACGTCAGCAGCAGGTTCTGTTTGAGCCTCGCTCATTTCCTTTTCCGGAATAGACTCCGGCATGGCTTCTTCGACGTAATTACCATTCTCGATGGCAGCCTGCAAAAGTTCGACGACACCCATCTCGATCGCTTCCTCGTCCGATATCTCATGCGGCAGCCCTGGCACGCCCATTCCCTCACCGACAAACTTGTATTTCATAGTGACTCCTTAGTCTAAGCGTTGCTACGCCGACACCGTATACTGCCCAGATAGATTCTGCTTCACTTTCCACTTCACCAAGATGCCCTGGTGATCGTCCTTTCCGGCAGCATCCTTATAGATTACAAAAGCCAGCGCGTCAGTGGCATCCACGAAGTGGAATAGCTCTACCTTGTTACTCAATTTCATATTCTGCGCTGCCGCGGCGATTATGCGTCCAAAGAATGGCATGATATAGGAGATGTTCGCGGGCTTCACATCCGTGGTTAGGTGAAATTCCGTCTGCCCGTTGGAATAAAAGATCGTCGGTCCGCCGGTGGAATAATCTGGCTGCACACCGGTCACATAACTTACCGCGCAGGGCACCATATCCGGCGTGATCACAGCTGGTAGTTCGTTCTTCTCGAACACCACAAAGGAATGCACTTCACCGCCGCGTCCATCTGCGATGTTAAAGACCTTGCATAGATAATCAATCCAGGTCTCAACTGCATCAGCCATCTTGTTTCCCTACCGACCATTGATCACTGACCACTGATCACTAATCCTTTCCCAACTCATTGACCAATCCTTCCAACGCCATGGCCATCGTCACATCGATCTCGCTCTGCGCCTGCTCGAAGCCTCGCTCCATAAATTTCCTTGGGGCAATGCCAGGATGCACGCGGATCGAGACATCCAGGTGAGGCACATAACCGATCTCGTGCGGCTGCGCACCATATTCCAACGGCACTACATACGCCACGCCGGCGAAGTTAGGAAACCCGACTCTCGCCGTGATAAATAATCCTTTTCCGCTCACTGCTTTTCTAAAGCGGCTCTTAAGCAGCCCACTGGCTTCCGGGATGTTCGGCTCGATCGCACCCATCAGCGTATTGGCTGCGTGGTGCATGGCTGGATAAAAATGCCGATTCGCGATCTCTGGGAAGATGGTGATCGCCTGTATCTGCCAATCCACGTCTGCCGCGGCAAAGTCGATCTTGTAGCTCATACCTCACCATGCCTTGTAATTGCGTTTGATGTCTTCCAGCTCTTTCGGCAGCACGTACAGATACATCGCATTGCCGCCCATCCCATCGCCGATCACGCCCGAATATCCACTGGAAGAATCTTTCAACATACGGCTGGCGATCTTGAGTGTCAACTGCTTTACATCTCCGGGCACCATCTGCCGTGAGACCGCCGATGTATTGGTATGCAGCGCAGCGCTCGATCCATTGACCGCGCGTGTCACGTTGAACGTGCGATACACATCCACGTTGGCGCCGGTCAGATGGTTCGTCTTGCGGCTCTTGTTCCATCCGCGCTGCACATATCCGGTGTTGCCGTTCCTGTCCAGGAGTTTCATTTGCTCCAGGTCCACGCGCATCGTCTCGCCGATGTTGATCAACGCTCCGTTTGTAAAAGTGAGCGTATCGCTCACCGCATCCAGTGCCCCGTTTAATGTCGTCACCGCCGCGCTGGGTGTTGAATTCGTGCTCTCCACAAATTCAGATTCATCGCCGATCACCAGCACCATGCCCGGTGAAACCAGCGCGCCGTTATTCACCTGCACCGTCAGCGCGTCCACCGCCTGTTGTGCGCCCAGGGTCGCACCCAGGGCTTTTAGTACATCATACAGTCCCCACTTGCCGGCCACCTCCACACCGTTATCGACGGAAGACCAGATAAAAGAAGCTCCATACGTAGCTCCCGGAGCTGCATGGATCTCTGAATAGGGACCATTGGCATAATGCCGCCCATCCGGCTGAAGTAGATAATTGACCGTGCTCAGCGTGACACTATCATTGACCAGGCTCGAAAGACTCAACAGCGGCGGGATCAACAACGTCGGTCTGCCATTACCATTGAACTTGCGCGTCATCGCGACCGGCAAAAACCAGCCGATCTCCTTTTCCAGGAAATTGCTGGCTGCCTGGATCTTCTCGAAGATCTTCACCTCGCGCTCCGAACCAAATAGCTCAGAGTCCTCGTCGATCTCCGCCAGGGAACAATACGTCTGCGCAAACACCGGGTCGGTCATGGATTATTCCGCTGCCACATTGTTCGTGACTTCCTGCGCGGCCACATCTTCCAGCAGGGATCCATCCACCGCGCTGACAATGCTTCCACTGGCTTGTGCATATTCCCAGGTCACAGTATCGCCATTTACCACCGCCGGGATGACGTAATACACCACGCGTTGATCAGTTTGGAGTGTCGCACTCTCAATGGCTTGGGGTGTAACACCGTTCTTGATCGTCACGCCATCCGTAAAATCAGCGGATGCCACTTCCGTCGAGAAGGTCATCACCAGCGTGGTCGCCGCCACCGTGCCAACCTCCGCGCTCGCAAAGGCTGGCGTGTCCAGAAAAACCAGGTTCGCATTGTGCGCCAGGATCGAGACAGCGTCCGAACCATAGATGACCTGCGCCACGATATAACCATTCGCTCGATAACTGGCCACCGCTCCCGGGCGGACGTAGATCGCATCCGATTCCTTGACCATCAAGACCAGCGAGGTGGTATCCAGACCCTCGCCGCCCTCACTGTAGCGCATGTGCAGGATATTCCAGCCTGCGGTCAGATAGGTGGCCAGGTCATCTGCCAGCACGTTCAGCATGGCACCGTCTTTGACCATCAGAAATTGAGTTTCTTGCGTCATGCGTTCCTAGCCTTTTTTAGATCGCTTTGAAATCTTCTCCACGACCTGCTCGACATCGACCGGAGTCCGGTCCGCTTCATCTTCCGCTTCTGCCGGGCTATCCGCCTGGGGAACGATCGGTTTCACGGGATACACGGGTGCAGGCTCAGGAGGGCGGTCGATCACGATCCAGCCCTCCTTTTTATAAGCCTCCACCTTGTCAGCCGGGACGTTCATGCGCCCCTGTCCTTCTTTTTCCATCAGGGTGAGTGTGCTCATGGCACCACCTAACCAAGCAGGGTGGCAATGGCTTCGGACTTCACAGCCTTTACGCCCCACGCCACGGATACCTCGATCAGGACCAGGTGATATCCCGGATACACAGAAAGCAGGAAGGACATGCCACTATACGGATCTGTGATGACTTCGTGTTCACCAAGCGCACCTTCTTTTGGAAGCTCAGGCAGGCGGGTCAGCAAATGGATGGCATTGCGCTCGAAGGCGAAGTTACCGGTATAGGCACTCCCAACTGCGACCGGATCGTTATTCACCCAGGCCACCCGGTTGCCAGGCTTGGCAAGCACGATATCGCCATCGCCATCGCCGGCGAAGCCGGTGTTCACGACGTATTTATTGGTATCGCGGCCCGTCTTGGTGTTGGTCAATACATCGCCAACCAAAACGGTTCCCGTGCCGGTATCGATATGCACGGTTGTCGATCCGGCAACATAGCCTGCGGTCAGATCAACTAAATAGTTTGCCGCCGTGCCCTTGGTGTGAACCGCAATCTGGGATGACTCGTGGAAGTTGAAACCTTGCAATCGTCCAAGGTTTCCTTCACGCAGTAATTCATCCGACCCCGCCTCATTGACCTTAAACAGGCTGGATTGTTTACTACGGATATTGGTTCCACTGGGCAGGCTGAGCACAAAATGCATGTCATCCGTCCACGCACCATTCTCCGCCAGTATCTGACGGACTTGAGCCACGTCGGATAGATCGGCGACGGTGCCGAAAGGCGTGGCGCCGGCAGTGCCATAAGCGCGTGATGCGCCTTGTTTCGCAGCCAGGAACAGGTCGAGCTCGATCGCATTGACCAGCGTTCGGAACGCCTGGGCGAGCTGGTCCTGCTTGACGTTATCGTAGATCTTGCTGATCGACTTTTGTTCTTCCCCACGCCAGACGAATGGCACTTTGTAAACCTTGCTCATCGCCATCTGTCCATAACCAACGGTCTGACCGGTGGGTTCAGTGGGGGTCATCGCGGGCGTCACTGCCGTGGCAGCCATCGTGGGGACGATTGGATAAGTGACGTTCTGGTTTAACGCCACCATATCCGCAGACGGGTCCATAAAGACCGCGCCCAAAAAACCAGTTTGCTCGCGCAGTACACGATCAGCGGCAAGCTGGGCATCCACCACGAGACCGGTTAAAGTATTTGCAGTCATTGTTTATTCTCCTTCTTTAATCTTCTTTGATCTTTGTTGTGCCTATCGTTTTCAGCGAAGGCTACTCTTCAATTTGCCCATGTTTCTTGGCAAACGCCAGGCGTTCCTTGGGCGAGAGTGTCCGGTAATTAGCGAGCTTCATCGGAGTCACGGCCTGGTTTTCACCTGCCGGGTTCTGCGATTCTGACGGATTGGCAACATCCGGAGGCGCGGTGAAGAGTGCAGCCATGTTGTCATTGACCAGCGATGCATCGCGCATGCTGGTATATAACTCATTGGATTGCTTCGCTTTCTTCTGTGCCTCATCCAGCGCGGGACGCAGATCAAGCGCCTTCTGTTTACCTTCCGGAGTACCATCGTTGAAAGCAGCATCCATCTCAGCCAGGATCCGCTTCACCTCTGCATCCGCAGCGAGCGCGGCGTCGTAATAGGGTTTTAGGTTTGGCATATTATTCTCCTTACTTGAAAATTTGAACGTAGTCACGCAGGCGCTGCGCCTCGTGCTCAAAATCCGCATTCGTTGAAGAGCTGGACTCCAACTCGCGCGGATCATTGACTAATAAATTTGCCTGCGCTATGGCAGGCGAACCCTTTGCCTGGAACAAACGATCAATGGTCTCCTGTAGTGTTCCCATCCGGTCAGCCATCCCCAGTTCAATTGCCTGCTGGGCGCCGACCACTCGACCCTCACCAAATCCGTTCTTTACCATGGTGGGCTTGACGCCGCGGTTGCGCGCCACCCCATTGACAAAGGATTCGTAATAGTCGCCGACTCTCGCATCGATGGCAGATCGCGCTTCCTCGCCCAATGGTTCATAGGGATTTCCCTCCATCTTGAATTTTCCCTTGCTGATCAGCGATACTTTTATGCCAGTCTTCTCGAGCGCCGCACTCATATCCTGGTGCACCGCGAAGACACCAATCGATCCCACTTCACTGGATGGACTCACAACGATCTCATCCGCCGCGCTCCCGATCCAATAAGCCGCCGATGCCATCAGATGGTTGACCACCGCGATGACCGGCTTTTGTCCGCGCCCATCGAAGATCTGTTTTGAAAGCTCTTCAATTCCACCCACCTGTCCGCCTGGACTGTTTACATCCAGCACAATCGCATCGATTTTCGGGTCCTTGACCAGCTCCGCAAACTGCGCCCCAAAACGTTCCGCGCTGGTCGCCCCAGACATATCCGTCATCAGATTTGCCCGTGGAAAGATCGTTCCAAAAAGTGGCAGCACTGCCACGCTGCCTGCCCCGGCTGCATTCGCCGGGGTCACCCGGCGCTCTGCCGGACGGACCACCCCATGCATGCGCATCTGTATTTCCTCCGCGCTCAATTTCTCCCCCGACACATGCCGCACCACGATCTCCTCCAACACGATTAACTTGCTCGAAAGGATCGCCCAGGGCGTCTCCATGAAAGCCTGAAGAACATATGAATACCGCGTCAACGCTCCGCTCTCCAGGGACTCTTCCAATCGAGAATCAGCACCCATGCTGTTCTCGCCCGATGCTTCACGCTCCACGATTTTTTTCTCTGTCATCTCATTCTCCTTGTGCAGGTTTCGGCTCGCTACCGACTGGACCATAATTCTTGGTCATGTAGAACTTGCCGCCTTCCTTATATCCATCGCGGTCTTCAATCTCACGCGATTCATTTGGTTGCATTGTCCCGGAGCGGATCTGGATCTCATGCAGCTCCGCACGGCTCTTGGCATTCGTGCGCAGGATGGACTCCCGAATGAATTTGAAATAATTACTCTGCTGCTCCGCCTCACTCAGCCATTGCAGACGCGCCGCCTGCTCCCACTGCACCAGGTGCGGATCAAGACAGGATTTTAGATAATCCAGGTCCTGCTGTTCATTGCTCTGGTAGGATTGCTTTCCTGAATTCAGTTTGTAGGCAGGAAATTTGAAAAAGTTTGCGATCTCCATATCTGTGCTTTGCAAACTTTCCAGGAACTGTGCATCCCGGAATTGCATCGTGATCGGTTCGAATTTCGTGACCTTGTTGTCAAAGACGATCAGATTGCCGGCATTCTCTGCGCCGCTGATGCCATCGCTGTAGGCCTCACGATAATTGTCCCGTCCCTGTTTATCGAGTATGGCATTCACCTGGACGTACGCCGCCGGGTTCAATCCCTGCCCTTGCACGCTGCTCTGCGTCGCAGACATCCCCATCCGCAGTCCAACGGTCTCACGCGCATATTCCAAAACAGATCTACCCCAGATGCCATTCGTCGAGTTGATCATCACGTGCACCACCTCGACCTCCGGGATGTAGCGTTTTTCTCCGTTCGGAAAACGCACCTCGTACCATAGGTTCCCATCGGGATCGAATTTTGGCATGGTCACATTCGCAGGCAGGATGAATAGTTCGCGCGGCGCCGGTGGAGGCGGCTGCCAGATCAACGCATTGCCCCACGAGAGTAGCCACATGATTGATGTTTTCTTGAGGATGAATGGATTCATCCACCGGTTAGGCTTGACCTCGATTAGATAGGAAATGTTGCGCAGGTTCGGGTTAGGATCGATCTGCTGTGTCAACCGCAGACCGTTGTTGAGTTTCACGCGCTGGAATTGTTGCAGCGGCATGTTGGCGATATCGTCGGTGATCGTGTTCAAACAGCGGAAATACGTCGCCACGCGCTTCGCCAACTCCGGGCTGATCATCTGCTTTGCGCGCGTCTGGCTGCGACCCGCATACAGACTCCCGCCCTGATCTGGAACTGATTCCGTCTTCGCAGGCGGCACCGCCTTTGGAGAAGTCAATGCACCGGTGACGATCATTGATTTGCCTTCGCCTTTCCGATCAGATAGCTGAAAAGGGAACAATAAAAACCAAATACGATCAATGCAAAAGCCGGGTAGATTAGATATGCACCAGCACTGACCAACAGTGCACCCAGCCAGTAAAAAATATCGTCAAGATATTTATTCATGCCAATGCTCCGAACACATCCACAAGCGGCCCACTCATGGCGCGTATGCGCTCGGGGTGTGGCACGGAATAGCGGCAATCCTCCACCCAGGGACGGATATAAAAATCAAGCGGGTATTCGAACATTGGGGAATGATAGGTCGATGGCGGACAATGCTTCACCGGTCCCTGGTAACAATCCATCCCGCACAAAATGACAGGGTCACATCCCATCCACAAGGCAAACCATGTCGCTGTGTTGGAGCTAAAAAATCCGGTCCACACGTCCGGCATATCGAAGATCACATCGGTCGTCGGTTCCGGGCTGACGTGGATGGCCTGATGCTCCTGCACAGCTTTCACCTGCAATGGGTTGGTCTCTGGCGTATCGTTGTAGACCATATACTTCGGCTTGCAATAATAGAATCCGTGATAATTCACAGCGATCAGAATGCACCCCTTCGGCAGCCGCACCAGATCAGTGGGCAAACTGGGACCACCTCCCAGCACAGCCGCGGGGCGTCCCGCATATTTATCCTTCATCGCGGAAAGAAGAATTTTCTTCATGGGGCAATCCTCGCTGCATATTTGATCAATTCCCAAATCAATGCAATTGTGATTGTGCCCACTACACCGCCAGTAATTATGGTGATCATGGTGGGCAGGATCTTCTCACGCCACATTTTTCGCCAATCAACATACTCCTCCGTCAACTCTTTTAGTCTCAGCCTTTGGCTCGTGGTAAGAGAATGTTTTTCACCGGTGGCATTTTGTTTCGCCCTCAGGAGTGCTTCGGCTTCCCGCAATTCCTGCATGCGGCGCTCATCACGTACCCGGTTCATGTCATCGATGAAATCATCGAAACGCAAGATGAATTTATCCTGCCATTCGATCTGGCTCCTTTGATGTGTTGCCAATTGGGACGAGAAAAAACGCATCATGCCATACAATGCCACGATCTGTTCTTCGATTGGCATCAGCTTGAATGCGTCTAACGTGTCGTCACGATTTTGCATCATCACCCACATCATTTCTTTCTACCTCATCCCTGGTCACATCCACCATGAACCGGTCGAAAAAATAAGCAGCCACAATAAGGGCTTGTGCCACATCTCTGGCATATCGTCCGCTTTCAAGAATTGGGGAAAGCGGACCTTCGAATGTGATTGTGGGTGTCATCCAGTTTCCAATTGAATCTTGTAATTGGGCGACAACGATCACGATGGCACGCCGTGAAGGTGTGGGATGCCGTACAGTAATATGCCTGACTCGATTTTTGTTTTCATTCACTCTTCACAGCATGGATAAACAAAAACGCCCGACGACTCATTTGAGTCGTCGGGCGCATCACTCCAACAAGTCTCCCGGCCTGCGCCAGGAGTGCGATCAGTTGTAGAACGTTTCAGATTATAGCCCCATAAAGGGAATTGTCAAGTGTACTAAATGACAAACGCCCTACAGTCCAAAATCATCCGAGTTCACATAATCCGAATAACTCGTTGCCTCGCGCAGCGGCTCGATCCGGAACAAACCATCGATCCCCGCCGCCAGCAGGTCCACGCGGCGTGTGTCCTTCGACTTCTTTTTCGAGATCATAATGTTCTCCTTGGTGTCCACGATCTCCTGCGCATTCCCCACGCACCAGGTCAGCAATGGCGATCCATCGTGCACCAGTTTGCCGCTGGCCACCAGCTCGCGAAATGTCTTCGTTGGCTCATTCAAGTTTGGCATGGTCTGCCGTACCTCAATGGTGGTGAATCCCTTTTTATCCATCTCGTTTTTGAATTGTGTGGCATTGTATGGGTCATAACAGATCTCGTGCACCTGCCACCCATTCAGCGCGGCGTAATGGATCGCGAGCAGTCTCACCTTTGCCAATTCGTGTTCTTCCTCGGTCGCATATAGTTTCCCGTTGATGGCTTCGATCTGCGATTGCAGGGATTCATAATCGACCACGTCCCCTTCCGTGATGGTCAACCATCCACCTTTCGCCCAGTGTCGATACGGGATTTTATCCGTCTGCTCATGACGCTTGACTCCCGCTTCAGGCATGAATCCATGTGCAGAGATGGCGACGCGTCCATCCCGCAGCGCGAAGACATAAGCCAGCGCGGTGAGATCGATCTTCTTCGACAGGTCCACACCCACCACGCATAACAGACCGCGCGTCAATTCCAGGAACGCTTCACGCGACACCGCCAGCTGGTCCCACTTCGACGGCTTCACCCCATCCCCCACCATGTAATCGCCCATATAGCTGGCTTCGTTTCCATGCACCCATTTATTCAGGTTCTTCACTCGGAACGCGCGAATCTTCTCCGGGATCTGCGAGCCGAATGCCGTATCATGCTGCTGCTTCAATCTCTCCAATCCCTTGGGTGTCGATGCCCGTAAAGGATTTGACTTGATCCAATTCCTGGGATCATGCTCGTCATCGCCATCATCCATCTCGCGAATGATCACGAAGTAACGCTCGTTTTTTGTTGCATCGGGATTGAGACTCACCGACCCTTCGACGATCAATTTGCAATATTGATATTCCTGATAACAGGAACTCTCCACGTCATCGCCCGCGGTCGTGATCGTATAGATCAATGGCTGGGCGCGCTGTCCCTGCGCCGTGGACATCAGGTCAAAGAGTTTGCTCGTGGAATGTGCATGGTATTCATCGATGAACGCACAGCTCGGGTTGAATGAATCCTTATTCTTGACCTCGCCCGAAAAGGCTTTCATCTCACCGCCGCGCGCGCGATGATTCATCTCATACTTGCCAATGCGTAATCGTCTGCGGATGTCCCTGCTCTTTTCCCCCATTGTCTTTGAATAATTATAGAGCACTCGTGCCTGGGAGCGGTCCACTGCCGTGCAATAAACCGCGGGTGCAGCCTCCATATCTCCAACCAGCATATACAAGCCAACGCCCGAGCCGCGCGTTGTTTTTGAATTCTTGCGCGCTTCGGTATCGAACACCGTATTGAATCTGCGCAGTCCCACCACCCTGCCATTGCTGCGTGTGATCGTCTCGGTCTTTGAAACCCATCCGAAGATGCACGAGACCTCGAACATATGCGCCGGAATTAATTCAATCGGCTGCCCTGCAAGCTCGCCCTCCACGTGCACCAGGTGCGAGAACCATTCGATGGCGACAAAACTCGCCTGCTCTTCATCGAAGATCCATGGCCACTCCGGATCGCGCGGCGGCAATGGACGAGTCGTCGCCTTCTCAACGCGCTTCGCCAGTATCCCTGGAAGCTGCCCAGCTCGAGCGAGGTCATACAAATGGCGGAGACACGTCAGCCTCTCCCACCGGCCAACAACGATCCTGCCTTCAACTGCATCGAGCGCGTATTGTGTAGCTGGGTGCGTCAATCAAACTTCTCCCCGAACTCATCTTTTTCCGGTCCCTCTGCGCGCTTCTTTACCAGGCGGGCGCGTGCACCTGGCGTAAATCCCAGCCGCTCCGAATATCCCTGGATGCGCAGCATGTACGTCTGCATGAGTTTGTGATCATCGATTTTCAATCGATTCTTCAAAGCGATCTTCTTGTAATGTGCCACCGCATCACAGAACAAAGCGAGTATCTCACTATCGAGCGCGTCCAATAATTCAGTGCTTGCGTTGAGTCCTTTGATCTCAGCAAGTTTCTTATCCCAGATCTTCAATCCCTCTTTACTAATCCACACCGGGGCCTTGATCTTCGCATCATCGTTGCGCTCGAAATCTTTCGCAGCTTGATCACGCGCTTGTTTCTCTTTTCGGGTCCAATGTTTTCCTCCGCCCTTCTTGCCGATCTTCATCGTTTTCGCTGCAACGGCTCGTGTTGGCATTACGCGCTCACAGACTCCCGATGCGCGGGCCTGCTGGCCGGTTGAACCATCTCAATGCTGAATGAATTCCCAGGCATACACCAAAAATATATTGGCTGATCGGGGACTCTTTCACGCGAAGCCTGCCACAGCCGTTCTAAGCCCTCCATGAAAAACTTTTTTTGGTGGGGGTTGTAATGATCAATGCCAGCCAACTTCTTTGGCTGTCTCTGATGAATGGCAAGGCTTGCACAATGATTCAAGTGGACCATTGAAGAACTTCTCAGGGTCGCCTTTGTGTGGCTCAGTGTGATGGACCTCAATCGCAGGGACATGAATTCCATTACGCAGACAATTGGCACACCATGGATACTCTGTGAGCTGCATAATGCGAATGGACTTCCAACGTGGAGAATTGTATAGCTTCTTGACATCAGGATCACGGACCACATGATTGGATGGATGAGCAACACATCGCCCCGATTTCACAAGGACATTACACCCAGGATAGGTACACTTCCGCAATGACGCATATGGCATGGATCACCATCAGAGCATGGACAGATCTCTCCATCCACGCTCTGTCATTGATCAGGCTTTGGCAAAGCTGAACTGTGCAATGCGCAAGCCGCGGCTATAGAATTGATGCGCTCCCTTGGTGCCAAAGATTTGAGCAATCCAAGTAATGATCAAGATGACAGCCTTTGCTAATTCAAGGATCTGCGCGTCCCATGTATTGACATCGAAGTCAGGCACATACTTGAGTAGGACAGAAAGCCCAAGAATGGCAGCAAGATTGAGACCCGCGGACCATATCCCCGATGTGCCAGGTGTGACCACACCAACGAGCTTGAGTAGATCAATGATGAGCCCAATGACAAACGGAACACCGGTCAATAGAGCAAAGAGTTGAAAGGCTTGCTCCAACGGAAGACCGAGGAAGACAGCAACACTGGCAATGACCGCGGCCAAGCCAACAGGCAGGCCCAGCGCCTTGAGAAGTTCTTCAAGTTTCGATTGCATTTCAGTTTCTCCTTTTTGAATAATGGATGGAATCAAAACGCCCGGTGACTCAATTGAGTCATCGGGCGCATCATTCCGATCCGTGGTGTCCCAGCCTACGCCAGGACTGCGGTTATTTGGTTGTACTCCGTGCGGCGATTATTATACATCTCATTCCGCAGTGTAATTGGATCTCTTTAATAATTGCATAAAAGCCGTCTTACCGATCTCCCATCGTTCGCGATGATCACAACAAGTACACTTGATTCGCCTGGCATCGCCGATGATCTCAACACGGACTGCCGGAAATTCATCTGGTACATCGCTTACAAAAAGAGAAAGCTCGTACACTGCCAATGCAGTCACCTTCCGGCCTTCATCAATCACATACGATAACTCACCTATGATATGGCTGTTTGGATGTTGAGAGAGTTGATCAACAGTCACAGCCTGACCCGTGCATAAGAAGAATTTTCGTTTGTATGATTTAAACATAGTATTGAGGCGTGACGCACTGAAGACTCTTTTGTTACATCAGAAAACAGAAGCGCAGCGTCGCTGGGCGATCCCGGAACGCGGAGCAAACAGTCAACGGCAAGTTAGTTTTCGTCAACAACTTCACCCTCAACACTGGACGCGCCGCCCTCAAGCATAAATTCGCCGCGTGTTTCAATGCGAGGCTTGACTAATTGCCTGATAGTCTGCACAGATCCATTTGGCAATACCCATTCGAAATGAGACAAGAATACATCTTCAAAAGTGAGCAAGCCAAATTCAACGGCGACAAACTGAGCCTTGAGCCAATCGTGCAATGCGCGATAAGTTGCTCGCGCCATTTGTTCCTATCGCTCTTGGGGCAATTTTCCGTAAACCATTTTGCCGCGGCGAAAACGTTGCAGTACGTTTTCGCTTCTGCGCTGGTGCTTCGGGAACGGTCATTGTGACATTTACGGTTCGCATTCAAGGAGCCCGGACAATGCAATTGCATCCCGTTGTTCGGCGACGCGGTCTAGCCAGTCAACAATGTGATAGCAAGTCACGCCCGCTGTGAATTCATCATCTGTACACATTTCGGCACAAGCGCAGCCATCATAATGGCACGGAGCGTAGACGATTTGCGGGACAAGAATTTTGTGCCTTTCGGCTATATCTTGCAAATCTCCACCGTCCAAATTTCCGATGTCAGGGAAATCATCCAAGATTTCTAAAGCGAACATTGCCAGCGATTTGATTTGCTCATTAGTCAATTCCATGAGGTACTCCTATTTACTCGAAAAGAGCCGGACAACGGGATTCCATCCCGCGCCCCGTTCGGCGACCAAGCCCCCCGCACTTTGGGGGAGCGCAGCGTCGCCGAACGGCTTGCGTTACTGGCGCGGCGTGAATAGCCGAACCAGCCAATTTTTCAAGGCGATAGCCGCGTCCAGTGCACGCTTTGTTGGGCGCGCTTTGGAATACACGTTACCGCTTTGAAGTGGTGAGTAGCCATGCTCGGCACGAATTTGATTGACTGTTTTTTGATTGCTTACAATTGACAATTCAATATCATTTTCGTTATAAATAATTGCCTTTACGTTTGGCAAGGCTTGCTCTATCACTCGATGAATATGTGCGAGTTCGCTATCGGATGGTCTTGAACCAAGAATTTTTATAGCGATTGTGTCACCTGGTTTCATGTCGAGTTTTGCGATTTCTAATTTTGTTATTTCGTAATCTTTTGCCATACTCACTCCTTGCGCCACGAAGCGCCCAACGGTTTTGCTTTACCTGACCGCCGTGTATAGCGGAAGGCACTTCTGCCTAAATGGATCAAGTAGGGGAATTGCCACAGCCCACCCACGCCAAAGGCGGTCAGGTGCGAGCGGTGTTGGGCGTTTATTTGCGCCCGCCAGATATGACCTTCTTCCACATTGATTTTTTGAAATGAAATTCGTAATATTTTTTTTCTTCAGAAGGACTACTACCAATCAACTCTGAAAATTCATCAAGGGTAGGATCACAATTACTATACAATTCGTCCATTAAATCGGAATACGAAGAAATTTCATCATCTTGTGATTGCCCAGACTTTCTATAATTTTCAGCCAATAATTTTGCCTTTTTCGTTATCATAGCATCTCCTTAAATTAAGGGAATTATACGCCCAACGGGGCGCGCGATAAGCAGATCGGGGGCTGCTTAGAATGCCCCTACGGTTCAAAGTCATAGCAATACCAACAGGTGCGCTCTTCGTCACCGTCTATCAAAACATGTGTCATGTACCCCTTGTCGGGTGCACGCTTTGTTGGAAGGACCGATATTTATCGCGGTCAACTTCCAAAACGCGAATAGTGGATTTGTGAGCATAATACGATTGCTTCAAGAAGTTTATTAGCTCACTATCTGAGTGAAAAGTAATTCCATCAAAAGTATTTTCATTCATTGCAAGAGTCCTTCCAACGATTTGCACAAGCGGCGTGTACTTCGTCCGCTTCGTGCTGTGTTCGACATCAGAACAATGTCGTTTGAAAATTCGGAGATAACCAAAGGCACTCCGTTGAGGGCTTGGCGTTCTGCGCTCGGTGGGCGTGTGGGATGCAACGCCAGCCAACGTAAAGACGATCATACAATTCGGATGGATAGCCGCTTACAATGACCATACCTTTGACTTGATGGAGTACGTCTGCCAGCTGTTCATGATCTGCGTCGGTCATCTCGCAACTATATTTGACGCTGGAGCTTGACCTGGTTGATATGAGATAGGGCGGATCAGCATAATAGAGAGTGTCAGGGCGATCAAAAACAGGAACGAGCTTTATTGCTTCCCGTTGCTCGATGCAAACACCCTGCAGACGTGCGGTGAATACTGCTATTTCTCGGGGGAAACTCGCCCATTCCTGGGCAGCGGTTACGCCACTCTCTTTGTTTCGATGGCCACGAAAGCCAGCATGTGACCTGGTGACGCTATCTGATCCGTGGCCAGCAAATGAGCGGAATATCATCCGGCGGGCCCGCTCAATTGGATCGTCACATGGCTCATATGCCAGACGGTATTCTTCGTTGGCGTATGGCGTCAATGCCAACATCATCGCTAGCTGGGCAGCCTGCTCGTGATTGCGCAGCACCCGGAACACATTCACCACATCTCCGTTCAAGTCGTTATAGACTTCTCCGATTGAACGCGGCTTGCGCATGAGCACACTGGCAGCCCCACCGTATAATTCAACATAGGTTTCATGGGCCGGGAAATGGGATATCACCCATTTTGCCAGAGAGTATTTTCCACCGGGGTAGCGCATTATCGGACGAGTGATCATCTTTTCCTGTATGCCGAATGGTTATGCTTTACCAGCGGCAGGCACAACCAATTTTGATTTTTTAGAGCCGCGCCCGCCTGCCGTCTGGTGAAAGCGGTGTTGGGCGGCAATATCATTTGCAAGACTCTCTGCTTGCGACTCTGGCAAACGATGATCTTTACGCAAACCCAACTCATATTGAGTAGCATAAGCGAGCTTGAAAACTTTATCTCGCAAATCAGAATTATCTATCGCGTTATAAAATCTCAATTCGCCAGAGGGAGTTTTTGATTGTGGCAAACCCGTAAAATAACAAAAAGGCTCAAGCGCTTTGGCAACCTTTTCGCGCACAGGAAATGACCACGTAAGCAAGACAGCAAGTGGATCACTCATATCATCCTCCATTTCGACAAACATATTACCTGCTTTCTGGGCGAGTCTGCCCAACGGGGCGCGTTAGCGGCTTGTGCCGCATATAGAGCAAACATCAGGGGCGGCAATTTCGTCCCACGATTCCCACGGTGAGCCACATTTTTCGCACAAGTCCGCTACACGCTTTGTTAGCCCGCCCTGATAGATATGCTTTGCACTCTGCAAAATGAGGGACACCAACTCAGGCGGATCGCTGGATGCGGCGATTGCATCTGCTAAACTCTCCGGGTAGTGATAACGATGTTTGTCCCGCAACATTACCGAAACAATCACTGGACGCTCGGCAAGTAATTTATTGTATGCTTCTTCGTTCGTCATAAATTTTCCTTTCAAGAGCGGGCTAACGGCTTGCGTTACTTGCGGGGCGTATCAGTCCCGCAGTTATCACAATAGACGCTCGTTTCTTCGAGCAAGGCTTTGCAGGCGGGACAACGGCGAAGCCCCGTCAAGTGCACGCTTTGTTCTACGGCTTCATAATTTGCAAGGTGTTCAGCCAATGGTGTCATCAGCGCAAAGGGCAACTTGCCAAGCCGTGCATCTTCGCGCGCCCATTCTCGAAGTTTTTCATACCATTCATCTTTGCTCATAACCTTTCCTTTCAAGAGTCGTAGAATGGGCGAGCGTCAGCCGCCATCCGAGCGTTTAGAAATGCCCGTCCCGTTGCACATATCGCACCAAAACGTTTGATTCGCTTCTTGCCAGTATCCATCACCATCGCAGAAAGGGCATTTCTGCTCGGATTGGACGGCTGCACGTTGTAGTTCGGCGGCGCGGGTCTGGCTCACTTTCTCTGCCCATTTATCAACTTCGCTGGCATCACCCATCAATCTTGCAATACCTAGTCTTGCAAGTTCATACTGTTTTTTCTCATCGTCTGTCATGCTAATCTCCTTTTCTATCAAAGAGCCGAACTACAACGTTTCACGCTCGCCCATTCGTCGGACCAAGCCCCCCGCACTTTGGGGGAGCGCAGCGTCCGACGAACTATCCTTATCCATCTATTGATGGATAACATTCTCCACTGGCATATTATCCAGCGGACTTTCCACACCCTTCCATCCCCCTGGGTGGAGAAGATGCAAATATACCATCGTGGTCTTGATGCTATTATGCCCCATCAAATCCTGCACAGTACGGATGTCGTATCCTTTCCAGAGTAGATGAGTTGCAAAGCAATGACGAAAGGTATGCGGGGATACGCGTTGAGCAACTCCTGCTTTGATTGCCGCAGAGCGAATTGCACGCTGCAACTCGCTCTCATGCTGATGATGCCTGCGCCGAATCTTTCTTACAGGATCGACACTATAATTCTGTGCCGGGAACACCCAGAACCAACCCCAATCACATCCGATATTCGGATATTTCACGTCCAGTGCATTTGGCACGAAAACACCGGGCATCCCGCGTTGTCTATCGATGTTCCAAAAACTTCGGGCAATATTCATCTGATCCATCAATGCCTTGACCAGAGTCTTTGGCAATGGAACTGTGCGGTCCTTATTCCCCTTGCCTCCGCGCACCATGATGGTTCCCATCCCAAAATCAATATCCTTGATCCGCAATTGCTGACATTCGCTCAATCGCATTCCAGCGCCATACAGCAATCGTGCCATGAGATTGAAAACCTCACCGTCCACACAGTTCAACACGCGGGCAGTGTCGTCATAATTCAACACGGTCGGCAAATGCTTTCCTTCCTTCGCACGGATGGATTCAACTTTCGCAATCTCGATCCCCAGCACCTCCCGGTATAAAAACAACAAAGCATACAAACATTGGTTTTGCGTGGATGCGCTCACCCGCCCCACATTCGCCAGATGGTTCAGATACGCTTCGATCTCACCTTTCCCCATCTCACGTGGATGTCTCTTCCCATGGAAAAAAATATATCGGCGCGCCCATTCCACATAAGCAGTCTCTGTTTTCAGACTGTAATGCTTCACGCGAATCTTCTCAGCCATTTGCTCGAGTAATTTCTTTTCAGCCACATCAACCTCCGCTCTTCCATCGTTTGAAAGTGCGCGTCGTTTCCCTGTGCATCGATCGGATGATCTTGACGATCCGCTTTTGCCCTGGGAACTCCTCCACCTTCGGCTCACGCGGCACGCGCTTCTTCCTCGGAAGAAATAACTTCACGCGGATCTCCGGATTCCCCGGCTCGATCCCGCGCCATAACAACTGAGACACATAAGAATGGTTCACTTTGAGCAGAGTTGCGAGCTTTCGATCACTGCATCCCACCCTGCGCCAGGCAGCCACCAGCCGCCGCGGTGCGTTGGAATGTAAGTCTTTCGGTTCATGGATGAGTTTGGACATAATCAGCATGGGGCTTCCTGTGGGCAAATAAGACCATTTTCGGAATTCGGGTAGCGTGGGATTGAATTTACACATCGCATCGTTCCTTGGGGTGGTAAAACGTCTTACCACTGGCGGATTTTCGTGACCCTGAAAAAATCGGCTCACGCGCAGCCGGAAGCTGGTTCTAACCATCGGTTTGACCTTGATCCGGGGTGTCGCTGAAGCGTGCGCTCAACGTGAAATCATTCCCCCTTTGTTCCAGTGTCGGCATGACGCGCACCAGGATGAACGGAAAATGTTTCGTCACCGTATCCCATTCAGTCAGGCTTGGGTAATTCCCTTCCCGTCTCAACGTCAGATGGATTTCACCCGGGACAGTTTTGATCTCGATGCGTAATCCCCTGCCCAGCGTGGTGACGATCGTCCTGCCTGCGCTCTTCCTGGCCTGATCCAATTGCCTCTGCAGGATCGTTGTTAATTTGATGTTCATGGTTTCACCGCCAATTCCACAATGATCTTGTTCGCGCACGAGATGTGCAGGCGGATCTCGGTATGATCCCTGGTGCGGAATATCCGCAGCGGCATCTCCCCTTTCACGATGACCTTTTTGCACAGCGAACAAATGCACGCCGGATCGCCCGCATCAGGTACATCATCGAACCACATCAGCAAATGGACCATCTCGGGTATGAAGTGAAATGTCGGTATGTCATGCATCGCAAATCCTTTCTTGATTTTTCCTTCGTGATCCTTGGTGACACTTGGTGGTAAAAGCCTTCGTTATCTGCTCATCAGCAATCTGGCAACGACCAGGGCAGCCATTCCATACACGGCCACCCAAAGCAAAACTTTGAAGAACCGATCCGACTGTCGCCGATCCCTGTCAAGGCGTGCCTGCATTTCCCGGAAGGAAATGTTCCTGATGGTTTGATTGAAGTCAAATATTTTTCTAAACATGCTGTCCTCTTTCCTGATTTTTTCTTCGTGAAACTTTTACCTATCGCTTTTCATGCTTACTGGCCTGCTGCCTCATCTGCCTGATCTTGCGCGCCAGTATCCTCGCCTTCGCCTTCGCCCCTCGCGTCCTGCAGATCGCCAGCCCTGCCCCCAGCACACGCAAGTCTATGCGTGATCCGAAACTCAATAAGATGCTCAGCATATCCTCCACCGGCCTCTTCGCCAGGCGGTGAGCACGCGTGAGCACCACACTACGGGTTTTCATTTTCGCAATCTCCTTTCTCGAGATACATCGACCGTACATATCCGGTCAATCCATCGTGTTCGATCTTCCACCAGGCCGCATTCGACGTGTTGATCACCCGCACCACATCCCCACTCAGCAGCCAGGTCAAAATTTGCGCATGCTCATTCGCATCGATGCGCAGGTGCACAGCTTTGACCGCGATCACCACCGCACAAACCGGCGCCGGCGTGACGGCCATCTCCGTCACCGGACGACTCGTCGCAGTGTCCGCTATCTTCGGATGCAGTGATATCACTTCTGTCGGATCCGGAGGATACGTCGCCATCGGCTCTGCAGTCGTCAAACACGCCAGACTCGTCACGATCAACACGAGCAAAAACAGAGTTACTTTTTTCATGCTTCCTCGCTTTCATCGTCTGACCCGCGCAGAATCTGATCAAACTTACTGTTGCTATAGCGCCTGCCCAAACTCGAAAGCTGACACTCTTCGCACCTGCACCCCACTACGTGACCATTCTCCTGCATCTCGGGCGGCGGTACGTGATTGAGCAGCCGATAGATCATCATGCCCTGCGGGTTATCCCATAACTCATTTTGCACACCCAGCGCATGCGCATGGATATCCTCGACCGTGATGTGATGGTCCTGGGCGATCTTCTCAGCCTTCTGACCATGGATCCCCGCCGCACGCAGCGCCGCCAGGCACGCCTTGGTCTCGTCCGGATCCTTCACGATGGTCTGAACGGATACAATCTTGTTTTGAAAATCGCGTTTTACGCGATTTTTGGCTCTGTTTGTTAATGATGTTGACTTATTTTTTTGACTCTCTTCTGATTCATCATTAACAACAACATCAGGATCGAAAATCGCGGAAAACGCGATTTTCGATCCAAGACTGTCGAAATCTTCCCCAGTAGGAAGCACCGCCATTAGTGGCAATTGAATGGCATCTACCGTGATCATCCACCCACCGGTGACACGTGCTAAGAAATTTTGCTCTGTCAAATAAGCAAGCGCCCTGGTAACTGCATAATCACTGTATCCAGTCTGCTCCGCCAGCCAGTGATGGGAGACGGCTTGGCGAACCCAGTAACAAGCCAAAAGGACAGAGATCGGAGCACCTTTCAACTGCCTCAATAAACTAAGGGGATTTTCGAATTGACTACTGTGCATTTGTTCTCCTGATTTACCTTTCCGGGTGGGCGTGTACCCACGCGGAACGGTAAATGTCACAGCACGTTCCGTGACATCCGGCTCTTTTTCTGCCGGCACGCATCACAGCACGTGAGCTTATTGGGGAAGGTGGTGGTGAATTTTTCGCCGCAAACATGGCAATTCTTCACGAGCTTTTTTCTTCTGAGCCCCTGAAAGCGTCCCTTAAACCAGTTGCCAGCATCTCGATCGTGGCCGGTTCCGGATCTGCGTTCAAAACGTGCTCGCATGGCTCGTCGGTGAACCACGGCTTTCCCTCGCGCTGGCAGATCATGCAGAAGATGCGATGGCGTTTGCCATCCTGCCTGACGATCCATGCCACCTGGTGATTCATCTGCGGCACCTGATCTTTTTTCGCCAATCCAAAACGCTGTGCCAGGCTCGATAAAAAAGGCACTTCCTGCTCTTTCTTCTCGATTGGCTTTTCATCCACCGGCCAGCCCATCGACCGCGCATCGAGTCCGCGCCCGCCGCTTGCACGCGAGAAGATCTCTTCCTGCACACGCAATGAGATCGAGTCCTTCAAAACGGGTAGCAGCTCATTCACCATCTGCGCTTTAACTTCCGGCGTGTTCAAATGCTTCATCGTCGCATCGGTTACATGATCAACCAGGTCCTGCGCTTGTTGATCCTGCTCAGCTTTCAGGTCCCACAATTTGAAAAGATATCCGGCGAAGATGTTGACGCCGACCATGACCACACTCACCACGATGAACAATTGCATTTCATCGCTGGTCATCTTCACCAGTCCGGCCTGGTCACCGACATAGATCGTGTCTGCGTATACCAGCGCCAGCTCTCCAATCAGATCGAGCAATCCCATCACAAATGAGATGCCTCGCTGCTTCGCGCCCTGGGCATACGTGAGATACACATACAACCAGATCACTGCACCGACGCCGGTCGCGAAGAGAAAGAGATATCCCCAGGTTGAATTTGCCATCACACCCTGCACAAAATGCAGGGTCCGGCTTGCCGCATAGAACAGGAGCACGCCGATCAGAAGATAGAACGCGCCCATTGCAAGAAATTTGTTTTTGTTACTCATTGTGGTTTCTCCTTTTTCTATACCTGCACTGAATGTGTAAAGGCTGGCGGATCGACCTGGATGATCGCATCAGCCAGCCTGCGAAGTTCGAGCGCTTCCTGCATGTCATGGATTGCAGCTTCGCCGCTCGGATAAGTTTTTCGACTAACACCAACGAGTGTGAAGCCATCCATGATCTCCACATAGTGCTTTCCCATTGGCGTCAATCGAACCTGGAACCAATACTGGTTTGCCATCTTGTAGTTGATCTCCTTTCATCGTAAAATAAAATTGTCACCGCTCCACCCTGGTCTTCGTGGTTGATCTCCTTGAGTGGGGCGGTGGCAATTAACTCACTTGCTCTTCTCGTCGGCGATTTTCTGCCAATCGACCGAACCGTCCGATTTGAGTGGGAACGACCCTTTGTATAGATCGTTGTTCGAATATTCCACTGCCGGCCGTTCCCTGGTCAGCGAATCACCGGGCGGCAGTTTGAGCGTCCCCTTTGGATCTGATTCGTACGAACCGTCACTTTTCTGCTTGAATGGCATGGTTGATCTCCTCTTCGATTTCAAATTCTAAAAAAGCCTTGCAGGGCAGATTGGACAGAATATACAAATGCAACCCTGGGCCGAAATGATGAAGCTTTATGGCTTCGATGGTTGTTCGTGCACCGTCTGGGATTGCATAATAGGGACTGGCGACAACAACAACAGCCGCGCCCACATTCATTCTTTTTTGTTGGCTGGTTTGAAACATCGCTATGGCTGATCTCCTTTCCTGATTTGCGCAAAGCGGCAAATCATGTAAAATCAGATTGCAACTGCTCTGCTGGGGTCTTCGTGGTTGATCTCCACCAGCAGGGCGGTTGCTTTTTTGAAATCCCGCATGATCTGTTCTCAGCAAATCGCGTCGGGATGCACACAGACTCGGGGGACACCGAGCCTGGCTATGCCCATCCAAATTCCAGGTGAAACATGAAAATCGATCTATCGAACTTCCTTGCATCCTTCCCTTATGCCGCCTCTACCAGGCGGACGTATCAGGACATCCTGAGCCGCGTGTTGACCAGGAGCCAGGATCTGGTCAACATGACGGCTCCGGAATTATTGAAAATATTGGATCAAAGCGGGTGGGGGAATGCGCGCCAGTGTCTCGCACTGGCAGCCACACAAAAATATCTTGCCTGGAAATATGGACGCTCTCATCCGGCGCTCACCGCCAAAATCAAACGCATTCAGGGAAAACCGCAGCGTTCGCTCTCCCCCGAAATCGCTCTCAAACTATTGGCATCCTTCGACCCCTATGATCCCAAGGGCGCCCGCGACCTCGCCATCTGTTCACTCGCCCTCGATACCGGACTGCGTGAATCGGAAATCTGTAGGCTGCAACAAGCCGACACGGATCTGGAGCGTCGTATCCTGCAAGTCATCGTCAAGGGCGGCCAGTGGGAGGCTGCCATCTTCGGCGAACAAACCGCCGCTCACATCGCACGTTGGATGTCCTTCCGCAGGATCGCCGATGGGCAGGGCTTCCTGTTCACACACATCAGGACCGGCCAGGGACTGACTCCCGAGGGCTTGTATTCGATTGTTCGCGAATGGGGTTGGAGGATCGGCATCACGCTATCCGTCCACGATCTGCGCCGATCCATGGCAGTCATGGGTGTCCTGAATGGGGCATCCGAGCGCAGCCTGATGGAAATGGGACGTTGGAAATCCTCCGACATGATCAAGCGCTACACCCGCACACTCCGGCTTGAACAGGTCAGAAAGTACCTGATTGTCGATCATTTGTTGGGTGAAAATCCTGCGCCGCATGTCTGATTGAAGGGTATAATTCTCACAGATTAACTTGGGAATAAATTGTTCTCAAGTTGATGGATGAACGCCAGAACGCTTGCTTCCCAAGCAAGATATCGTGGGTTCGAGTCCCATCACCCGCTTTGTCTGGGAAATTACTGAACTATTCAGTTGTTAAGGTACTGCGATTACCTTACACCCAGCCATTGCTCGGGCGCCTGCTTGCTAGAGCAGGCGCTCTGCTTTTTAATGGCCAGCGCTATGAACCAAACTCTTTCTCTTGCTGCTCGATCAACTTCTTCACTCGCTCAAGTTCGCTGCGTGGAATAAAAACGGGTGAGGTCCTGGCTTGAAAAGGATCTTTTTTGAAGCCCTTTATCTTGCCAGCCTGCACCCATCGAGTCACCGTATTGCGCGCCATGCCTATTTCAGCGGCGAATTCTGGAACAGTCATTAGATCCTTTTTGTTCATGCGCTTATCTTATCCGCCTTATCCACTGCTGTCAAGAGGCAACATATAAGACGCATCAACCGGAGAAAGGGTGCAGCCATGTCCAAAGATTATTTCCAATACACCACGAAAGCCTGCCTAGATAAAGCCATCAATACCTTACTGGGCATTCTCGAAGGCATTGCCGCGGATCGGACCGTCAGTATCCAGGAATGGGAATTGCTTGCCAAATGGGTGGACGAAAACAAAAGCCTTGCGAATCGGCATCCATATAACGAGCTAGTCCCGCCTCTGATCGACGCCATGGCAGATGGCGTTTTATCGGATGAAGAGCATGAAGATCTCACTTGGCTTTGCGAGAAATTGCGATCGACGGAATATTACAACCAGGTCACAGCAGACATCCAACGTTTGCAGGGCATCCTGGGCGCTATCGCTGCAGATAGCGTGATCACCGAAGAAGAAGTTGAAAAGCTCTCATCCTGGATCGCCGATAATGATCATCTTCGCAAATGCTGGCCCTATGATGAGGTCGATAGCCTAATCACTTCGGCTCTAAAAGATAATTGGATCGATCCCAAGGAACAAAAAGCACTACTTGAATTTTTCGGCGGATTTACTACCGGTAGTTTAAGTGTCGCTTCTCCATCAGCAGAGATAAAACCTCTGGTTGGGATTTGTGCAGTAGCGCCTGAGATCGTTTTTGAAGATCAACGATTCTGTTTCACCGGCGAATCAGAACGCGCCACCCGTGAAGAGATGCAGATCATGGTATTGGATCGCGGAGCGAAAGTTGTTCGAGATGTGTCACCTCGCCTAAACTACCTTGTGGTTGGTTCTCAAGGAAATCCATGTTGGGCATATTCATGCTACGGTCGTAAAATTGAAAAAGTGATCCAACTTCGCCAGCAGGGAAAACAGATCGTCATTGTTCATGAAGTAGATTTCTTCGACGCCCTCGCATAATCTTGTATCCATCCACAGCGCCCTGGCTACACAAGAAATGATCAACCTATGCCATACATCGAACATCCTGAAGGCGGCATTGTTTTCGTCGTCGTGATATTGATCTTAGCGATTTTTGCCACCCTCGATCACTACAAAAATAATAAATAAAAACACGGATGCCCAAGATCGCATGATCCTGGGCATCCTATTTCACGACACTGGCTATGCAGCTTACGCCTGAGACATGCTAAACGTACGCTCTGTCAATCCAGATCCGTTCCCTGCACTCAACGGATGGCACACCGAGCCAGCCCCCAAAGTCAATAAGGGTATCAAATTAATTATCATCCTTGGGCGGAATGGGCAGATAAAAATACCCGCGTTCCTTTCGGCGCCGCTCGATGAACGCCTCCACGTCGCTCTTCGGAATGCGCCATGGCGATTTCGGTGTGGGACTCAACGGATAGGCATTCGGGAAATAGCCAAGATTCGACTTCAACCAATTGTTGACAGTGGCTGGTGTCACGCCCAGCATTTTGGCGACCTGGGCAGTCGTCAGGATCTCGTCTGTGTTTGTCATCATGACCATTTCCAGTTGCATTTCCATGCGATTATTATAATATTAAATGTCGAATAAGTGTTCTATAACATCTCGTGTAGTCACTTGGCGCGCAGTCCACTCCCGCGCGCTCGTCGTGTCGTCTCCTCCCATTTTCGCGCCGCCCAGCCCTGTCCCGCCCCTGCCTGCCCCAAAACGCCAATCCCCTGCGGACTGGCATTATGAGCCTAAGTGACTATGCGCTTTGCAGCACTGATCACTGATTACTATCTCCTTCGTGTTCCTTTGTCCCGCTCTCTTCATTCTCCCTTTGGGCAGAGAGCGGGATTGTGCCACTTAGTGGTGAAATGTATTTCCCCACCTCCCATACCCTCAAATACGCCATACACGCATGACCCAGAGTCCTCGCCTCGAACATCGTCAACGGGATCGATATGTCCGCGGCTGCCTGTCCGTTTGGCTTGATCACGCCGCCCTGCATGACTCCCTGCCCATTCTGCACCTGTAACCAAACCTGCTGCTCCCTCGTCTTGATCTTCAACACGCGGGAAATAATTTTGTCTCCAGATTTGCCGCCCTTGTAATCGATGAAATCCACCGGCTTGCCGTCCGCCAGATCGCTCAGGATCACGCGCGCATCCTCCACATCCAGGAACGCGTACGCAGTCCCGCTCGATCCCTTCCCTCGTTCGAACTCCCCGATGAAGAAGCGCAGCTTCCCGCGCTCGAGCGCATCCTCGATGTGCAAAAATCGCGTCCGTGTCAAATGTGAAAAAATCCGTGGCCGGTCCACTGGTCCATTCATATTCCCATTCTAACAACATTTGGGGATGGTCCTAAAAATCGTGCCACCAGGAAGCCCCAGGACGCACGCATTAGAGTCGAGCCATATCACAACACCCCGAAAAAACCCACAAATTTTTCTTGTTCACGACCGCTGCTCTTCGCGGATATTTGGGGAGGGGTGGGGGTGGGGTCACGGTCTCACCAGCTCCTCCTCCATCCACCCTTCCTTTCGTGCACGTGTCTCCAACTCCTCGCACATGCGCAGATCGAACTGCGTCACCTGCCCATTCACCACACTCTCCCTCACACAGGTCTCATACACCCCGCGATAATAAGCATCATGCCAGTCACCCTGCGACACACGCAAGACGATGAACCCTGCAAAGACAACCACTGCCACCACAAGGACTGCCAACTGCTGAAAGCTGAAAGCCGACCACTGAGCAGCACTCTTCTTCATCCTTCATCCTTCATAATTCATCCTTGACCTAATTCGGTTTCGTCCCCACCAGATACAACATTGGAGACAGATCTGGCGTGGCCGTTTCAGCCGAATCGAAGATATAGGCATCATTCGATTCTGTTTGTGCGATTGCGATGAACCCATAATTGGGATAAGTGCCATCGATGATCTTCTGCAATTCAGCAATGCCGGATGCACTGAACCCAAAGGACTTCACGATCCCGACAGCATCTGAAGCACCAAAGGAACAACTCGCCACCGCGGTCGCGTCGTAATCCACGCCGGATTGCCCGCCCGCGGTTCCCCAATTCGTGGCGGTCTTGCGGACGTTCCAGGTCGCCTGCGCCTCCACGAAATCAACCAGCAGACGATAAAGATCGTATGTCCGTGCATTGCTTGAAAAATCCCCGGAGATCGTCAAATAAAGATAGGCTTCCGAGATCTGAAAACCGATCAGGTCCGGGTCTGTCAAAAAATTATCCAGCTCCGAAAACTTGATCAAACTTCTGAAGGCCTCGACCGCAGTGTTCGCTTCCCCGATGGTGAGCCAGGCATTGGCGCTGTAATTGGTGGTCGGAAAACCGGAACTAAGGTAGGTATCATCCCCAGCTGTCCCGATCGGTTGGCTGAACCAGTGGATCTCCTCCGCCTGCACAGCGTCCAGCACCTGCACCGAAACCGTGTTCGTATAAATGCGGAACATGGTCGGTGTGGCGCCATTCGCAATGCGGATAAAACAACTGTCCACTTCGCTCAACTCGGTAATATCGATCACTGTCGTTCGCGTGGTCCGCATGATCGTGTTGATCGTGCCAGCCGTGGCATGTTCCAGATCGAATTTCTCATCCACCTGCACCTTGGTCCCGCCGCTCGGAGCCGCGCTCACACGCAGTGTATAAAAAAACGTTTTCCGGACCGCTCCTGAAGCAACCGTCAACGGCGTATCTGAGCTCACCAGAGTCTCAGATCCCGCCTTCCCGATATAAAATCTTGGGGTGATCGTCTGGTTCGAACCCGTATTCTGGAAGAACTGGCCGGTCAGGATCACTTCCAAAATATTGGAACCCGTCAATGCATCCGAAGGCAACACGATCGGTGGCGTGGCATTCACCGTAAACAGCAGAAGACGGTTCAATCTCGTCAGCCCCACATTCCCGATCGTATCGATCCGGGTCCCCACCCTCGGCGTGATCTGGTCCAGCGTCGTCACATTCAACGTCCGCCGCGCCAGCTCACGCGCGCTCACAGCCTGGCTGCGCACCACATTCGCAAGGTTCTCCGGTCTGGCCTTGTCAAGATACTCATCGATAAAACTCATAACTCTGCCTCCACTGTCATCCCCACCGTGCTGCTCTTCTCATCATACGCAATCGCCTTCATGCGCGCCTCGCCCTTCCACCCGACTCGACCTGCGGGCAAATGGAGATTGTGCGCATGGAAAATACCTGTATTCCCAACAGCCGCATTTTCGAATGCAGCCTCCACGTCCTCGATGATCACCTTCATGCGCAGCAACGGTCTGCTCGCAGTCTGCACATAAGCGCCTGTATATCTCACCAGGGTCGAATCCTCGCGCACATCCCTGAACTGTACATTTCTGGACCGCATTCTGAAGTCGCGGATCGATCCGGGTTCATAAAGTGGGGGAGTGCGTTTGCGGCCGGTCTTCGTGCTCTCATCCCCAATCCCAACCGCGCGGTTCCAGATCTCATTATCGATGGATGCATCCAGCACGCTCATATTCGCATTCTCCCCATCGTGGAAAAGAAATCCGGTATCGCGTCCCACTCGCTCGAGCACATCCACATACAGATATACGCGGCCTTCCTCCTTCACCGGACGGATCTGCAGCTCCATCCCCGCCCGTTCCATCAACTCTGTAAGCTGCTCCCAATAGGGACGCTCGTCCAGTGTCTCCTGGCGCACCGCATCGTCATCCACCACACCCACCCGCAAATAGGTTTCCTCCTGTGCATTGATCTGCTCGATCATCGTCTGCACGACATCACCGGTCATGCCCGTCAACATCAGTGGAGCGTCCGGCGTTCGAAGGTTGAATAAATACTCGATGTTATATATCCCCAATTTCACCGGCAGCCTAGCGCTCCACGGCGTATCGATCACCCCTGCCCACGTCGGCAGCTTTGGATGAGCGATCGTCACGATCCTTCCCAGTTGCATCCAGGGCTTCGAAGCAGAGACACTGTCCAATATGATGCTCGTCTCTCCGCCCGGCTTTGTGTTGGGATCGCCGATCAATGTCCAGCCGCGGTTCACGATCCCCCGCAACTCTCCCACACTCCGGTTATCCAGGCCATGCACGACGACTCTACTGCTCATTGCATTTGCCTTCCGGTTTTTCCTTTGTGCTCCTTCGTCCCGCTCTCTTCATTCTCCCTTTGGGCAGAGAGCAGGATCGTGACACTTTGTGGTTAGGAAACATCACAGCCGTCTCCGGTAGTAACTCAGACTCGCCGCCAGCGTCCCCAGGTCACCGCTGATCACCTGCAGATCATTGCCTCCCGCATCCAGGCGAATAAACACATCGCGGCTCTCCTCGTTGAGCGTCATCGCATCATGAGAATTCACACCCTCGTACTGCACGGTGAAAGCCTCACCATCGATCACAAATGGCACGCCCATCTTCATCGGGAAATCCAACTCGAACGAATCGCCATTCGTATTATTGATCAGCTGCAGATCCAGCTGGTAATTGGTGGTCTCGCTCAACAGGGACCCGCTGGGAACATTCGCTGTTGTAAATACCACGGTCACCGTCAGCGCTTCGAAGGCAGCCATCGCATCCGCCAGCGCAGCCAGTGTGCCGATGAAAGCAAACCGCACCCACGTGCTCGTGCTGGGCACGGAAACTGTATTATGAGTCCACGCTGTCCATGTATCCACAGCTGCAGGCGATGCCTCGTTCCAAAGCGAGATCCACGCGCTGGAATAAATGGTGGTCGTGGTGGTCTTTGTTTTCTTTTTTTTCTTCACCTTTGTGATCAGGGTCTGCGCGATCACGCCCAGATATTGCAGCGCTGCAACCGCTGGAAAACTGCTTGCATTCCGGTAGGTCTGCCCGGTCGCGCTGATCTCCTGGATCCCACCCGGACTGTAGAACTTCCAGGCAATCGATGCGTTCTCCGCGATCCAGGCCGTGCCTTTCAAAAACGCCGCGATCTTGCATCCCAAGGCCGGGTCCCCACCATCCACCTCTTCCGATTCGTCGTAGGCCGTGCTCACATCGCCCAGCCTCGTGATCTCCGATTGCCATGCCCCCGGCCGGTTCGGCTCGAGCGGATCGTAGAACAGTGTCGATGCGCTGTATACCCACTGTGAATTAGTCGAATTGGTCAGATCAAATAATGGCTTTGTCTCATCGTAATAAATGTCATCACTTGCCGGATCCCCCACCGCCGAATTTCCGTAAACGATCTTGACCGCGGTCGGGATGAAATCAAAAGAATCGGCAGCACTATGCGCCTGCAGGGTGGTGGATAGGATCCCACGGGTCGGATTCAATAACTGGCAGGCTGCCACATTCCGGCCTCGGTATGCGATCCATTCCGTCCCGTGATACACGATCCCCTCATCCGGCATCACATTGATCATCTGCTGATGCGTCGCGTTGATCGCAAATTGCAGGGTCGTGATATCTCCGGAGCTGGCGATCGCTGTTCCCAGCGTCAACCGGAATCCCGTCTTCAAATCCAGGGCGTGGATCCAAACTTTCGTCGTCGCATCGTTCGGTGAAATAATGGTGCGTCGCGCTTCCACATCTCCCAGGAACACGCGCAGGTCATTGCAATCCGCCTGCATATGACTCAGCTTGATCTCGGCATTGTCTGCATGCGATGCCGCCGTCGTGCCATGCAGCCCGCGTGTACAGCCCGTCAGGTTTCCACTGGTTGTGCCGGTCTTGCCCGTCCAGGCGATCTGCTCCGTGCCCACATATCCCAACCCTTTGCTGGGGATCGATCCTGTCACCGTATCATAGGGGATGGTCGCATCACCCGCCCCGATGCCCGCTCCATTATTGATCTGGCATTTGTTGGCATTGTCCGCGATCAACGCCGCGGTGTCGATATCCACACGCCACGCTCGCACACCATAGGTCACGCCCGCCGGTGGAACCAGGCGATAAAGTCTCTGATAAAGATATCCAACCGTTGGCAGCCCGCTCGCTTCGAACTCGATGCTCAGCCGCGTCTCGTCGTTTGTGCCGGGCAGTGTCTCTGTGTGTGTCCCACCCGTCCCGGAGAGATTCCAGGCATATGTGCTCGCAGTCACCGCGCGCCAGGCTGTCGCGCCCGTTTGCAGCAAAGCAATCCATACGTCATCGTGGCCCTGGTCCGGGACCAAATTCAGAACGCGGCAGTTTTTCAGGTAATCAACAGACTCATCCGTAAACCTGATGACCAGGTCTCCCCGCGTGCCGCGCTTGAACCAGTTCTTGAGCTGGCTGGTCAATGCATCGAAGCTCGCTCGATTCACCACGCGTATATACACCGCGATATTGCCCACTTCCACCGACCACGTGCCCGAATCGACCGCATCCGCCTGCATCTGTTCCAGGAAGACAGGCTTGGCAGCCGGAAGCGCGTTCGAATTCACGATGGCCGCGCGGTAACTCGTCCCATCGTTGATATTATGTGCATTGAAAGTCTTGACACTCTTCAGCATTCCTTAGTGCTCCTTGGTGATCCTTGGTGGTGAAGAATTCTCAAAATACCGTCGTCACATTGAACGCCTGCTCTTCCACAGCCGTGCAGGTTCCTGTGCCTTCGAAACGGAAATTCCACTCGGCTTTTTCATCCGTGATCACATCCACGTGATATTGACCAACGGCATCCTTCACCAGTGCGGCATCCGTGCCATACACATACGGGGTCACGGTCCCGCCCGGGTCCTTCACTTTGCAGGTAACCGTCGTCGGGTCCGTCAGCACGTTATCAACTTTGAAATCCACCGAACAACGCACCTTCTGCCCCTGTTTATAAAGATTGATTGTCATAATGGCTCATCCTCCACGGTCGCATTTTCGTACGCCTCATTGCTCAAGGCCACCCTCCATAGAATCGCATCGCTCACCACCGCCGTATCCACCAGGCTGGTCGAAAGATACGCGATGCCCAGGAACACCGCCCCAAGCAGTTCGATGGTCTGAGCCAGGTCAGTTTCCATCGCCTGTGCAATGCTCCGAATTTTCCTCCTTGCCAACGGTTGTGAGAGCTCAATCTCAACTACTTGCGTGACCGCGACACGCTTGCCCGGAAACAGTGTCTGCGCCAGGTCGGTCTCTTCGACTTGCGAGATTATGTAGACTCTGGCCGCCCTGATCGATTGCGAGACCTCGCCCTCGATTACTTGCGCGACTGCCACCTGTTTGCGAGGGAAGATGGCTTGCGCCAGATCAGTCTCTTCCACCTGTTGGATGAGCACGCCCGATACTGACGATATGGCTTGCGCCGCATCTGTTTCTGTAGCCTGTGCAATGGCTTTGACCTTGCGCGCGGTAACTGCCTGTGATGTGTCGGTCTCAGATATCAGATTGACCGTCTTGATTTTGCGCGGTGTGATGGCCTGCGCAGCATTGGTTTCAATGATTTGTGAAACCGTTTTGCTTTTCCGCCTGTCCACCAGCTGAGCGAGATCTGTTTCACTGACCTGGGCAACCGGTATGATCTGTGCATTACCAGCCCTTGTAATCGGTTGGGCTAAATTTGTTTCTGTGACTTGTCCCACCGCATGGATCTTTGTTTTTGCAATCGCCTGAGCCAGATCGGTCTCGAGCGTTTGGCCTACGGCATATTGTCTCGCCGCACTGATTGCCTGCGATGCATCGGTCTCAGCATTTTGCCCGATAGCTTTTATTTTTATTCGGCTGATCGCCTGCGATGTATCGGTCTCAGTGACCTGGTTGACCGTTCCGGTAATACTTCCACCGGTGTAAAACACCTCCAGCGTGACATAATCCACGAACACATCTGCATTCGCCCCGGTTGCAGCCATGCCAATCGCCACACCGAAGTCTGCATCCTTGACCCATGTATCCGTCAAGGCATTTCCCCACTGATCGGCATTCCCACCCTTGGTGATCAGCCCGGAAGTGGCTGTTCCCAATGCCACCGGTGTGGCGCATTGATTGGTTCCGACTGGATTTCCGGAAACATCCAACAACTGGAGCAGGTCCATGCTGACCGTGCCATTGGCATAGTAGCAATT